AGTGACAGACTCCGACTCTGTAGGCCAGCGGTTCGAATCCGCTCGGGCGTACCACAAAAAACCCTGTAGTTTCAATGGCTACAGGGTTTTTCCTCGCCGTTGTAGCTGTAAAAAATTAGGCGCTATTTAGGCTGCTTTCGGCTATAAAATGCCCTGTGATGTTGCACCAATGTTGCACCAAAAACTAACCTCCCTCGGTTCAGAAACGCACCGGTCTCAGGGGTTTGCGCGATCGGTAGAATCAAGGTGCAACCGGCGACGGTGAAAACTGTTGCACCTTGTCGGCGCCGGTGGCCGATAGGTTCGTATTCGCTCGGATTTTAGAGGCGGTGTTCTCCAGCCGGACGCGCTGGTCGTAGTGGGCGTAGACCCGCAAGGTCATGTCCGGGGTCGAATGCCCGGCGAGATACTGCACCTCTTTCAGATCAAACCCTGCCTCGAGCCAGCGCGTAATGCAGGTGTGGCGCAGCAGATGTGCGTGCACGTGGAAGTCCAGAGTATAAACCGTGTTGGGGTGTCTGGGCGACGTAGGCTTGCCGAGTAAGCTCGGGTCAGTTGTTGTGCGGGTTTTGATAATGCCCCAGAGCCGGTCGTAGGCTGATGCGCTCAGAGATTCTCCGTTGCGCATAGCCAGCACGAAAGGCGACTTTGATTTCGCGCGCTCGTCCGAAAGAATCTGCGTCAGCCAAACAGGGAGCGGGATATCGCGATAGGCAGCTTTGCTTTTGAGCTGATCCGTGACCTGCCCCCGGCCATGGCAGAACGTTTTCGCATGACGGACGTGGATATACCCACTTTCCAGATCGATATCTTCCCACATCAAACCGATGGCCTCTTCCTTTCGAAGACCAGCGCCGAGCATGATTGCCACGGCCGGATACGCGCGCGTACCGGCGGTCGCGTCAAGCAGGCGCTGAGATTGCTCGGGCGTGAGGGGTACTTTTTCTTTCGCAGTTTCGCCGCCAGCCTTCAGTGCTGATGAGACCGGAGAGCGCATGATGAGGTGATTCTCTACGGCGGCGTTGAAGATCGAACGCAGGATCTGCACGGCTTTTCCTTGCACAGAGCGGCTGTACCCGGCGAGATTTGACATGACCCCACGGATATGCACGGGCTTGATGTCGCGCATACGCATGGCCGAGAGAGGCGGCAGGATATGATTGTTCAGGATGTAGAGACAGTCCGCCTTACTGTTCTCGCGCAGGTTCGGCCGCTTATAGGTGTTAAACCAAAGCTGGGCGAACTCGCCGAAAGTCGTGGCGTCAGTGATGTCTACTCCCGCACCGATCTCGAGCTTCGCCTGCTGATATTTTCGCTCCAATTCCTCCTTTGTTGCCGCGCGGATGTACTTCCGTTTTCCGGTGGGTGTTGTGATGGTTTTGGTGTAGAGTTTTGACATTTGAAAAATCCTCCTTGTAAAAGCTCGGCCGAACTGATACAATGAAGACGCCTATTGGAGCCAATGCGAGTGTGTGTGATCTCCTTTGTATTCAATCGGCTGGGCCGCATCCGTGTGCGAGACGGGTGCGGCTCTTTTTTTTATTCTTTCAGGGCCTGAAGCTGCGCGGTCAATTCGTCGATTCGCTGCTGCAATTCACGATTCTCGCGTTGCAGGCGGCGGACTTCATTCTCGGCGTCAACCACATCGCAGCGCGCCTCCTCTTCCATTTCGTCAATGCTGTTGCGCAGAGCCTGATAATGGCTATAGAGATTTGCATAGGCGCGCGGCGCGAAGATACGCCAGAATGTCTCCTTGATCAGCTCCCATTTCTCAGCCGGGGTACGGTCGAAAAAATCATTGTTCAAGCACGTCACCTCCTTTGCTCACTATGACAGCTTATATAGAATGAACACAAATACCGCAGTAATGATGAGGCATCGGACGACGGCGACCAAAGCGGTTGGTTCTTTTCCGCCTGCTGAATAGTCTGTAGCAGTGATGCCGCTTGCATACCCGATGCCGAAAATCAGCCCGACCATAAACAGCGCGCAAAGAACATAGCCGAAGAACGTTGAGATTTGCCCGGTTGTTAAAAGCTCCGGCTGCTCATATGCGACAAAAGCGACGGCCACAAACAGAAGCCCCATGAAGGACCCAATCTTATCGAACCATTCCGGCCGATTTGATTTTCCTTCCGAGCTGTCAGTTTCGCGGTTTGGTTGCGGCTTCGAATTTCTCTGATACGTTCTCATGTCATCCCCCTTAATATGTTGCATCCTCCACCGTGTGCGAGACGGTGGAGGGTGTTTTTTATTTACGGCAGCAGACTCGTAAAACCAACGGCCTTGCCCAAAATGCGAACGGCCTGCATCGCGTCCTTGAAGTACACGAGCGGTGCATAGGCTGGGTTCTCCGGCTGGAGCACGACGTGATCCTCATACACGTACACGCGCTTGAGCGTCGCCTCGTCCCCGATCAGCACGGCGGCGATCTCTCCGTTGTTCACGGCGGGCTGCTGGCGTATGTAGACGATATCCCCGTCATGGATGCGGGCGTTTATCATGCTGTCGCCCTTGCAGCGCAGCGCGAAGTCAGCATGGATATGCTCCGGAACCTCGACGTTATCCTCTATGTTCTCCGCCGCAAGGATTGGCTCGCCGCAGGCAATCGTCCCGAGAAGCGGTACCGTATAGGTCGCAGGCATCGGCAGGATGTTGTCGGGGAGAGGATGAGTCTGCGCGGAATCCTGCGATTCCCGAAGAACCCCTCCCTCATACTGTTCATCGACCAAATCTGCGACAGAAACGCCGAGATACTTGGCGAGCTTTGTTACGTGCTCGGGGCGGGGGTAACGTTTGGCCTGAAGCCAGTTGGCGAGTGTCGTGTATGGGATGCCGGTAGCTTTACATACGTCGGCGCGTGATACGCCTCGGTCGCGCATGTAATCATCCAAATTAAGTGCGAAGAGTACTCTCGCCTCGGTTTCGCTCATTTTCAACGCCTCCTTATTACTGTTGTGATTGTATTATAACTCAATCAGAGTATTTCTGCAAGAAAAATATTTATTTGCTATTGACATCTACTCAAAAAGAGTATATTATACGTCTCGAAGGCCGCATCAAGGCGTGCGGTGCTTTTTAATACTCGCTCTTTACTCTTAAAGAGTAGGAAGGAGGCGCGACATTGGGCGTTCGGAGTATTCTGATCGACCGACTTCGAGGTGAAATGAAAAACCGCGGGTTGACCATGCGAGCTCTGAGCTTAGAGCTGGGGGTTCCGTATACAACGCTGCAAGGCTGGATGACCGGTGGTAAATTTCCTCGCCCCGATACTTATGATCGAATTACACAATGGCTTGACGCCGAAGTCGAATAGGAACTCACCAGTGCACTACACACACCCCGCAAGCCAGCGGATAAGGTATCTCACATTCCCGTTTGATAACTACGGGGAGGAAGGAGGGGGAGTCGAAAAACCTTATGGACACCGAGGACAAGCGCGTGAGCACGCGGCGTAACGAGAGCAAAGAAGCCCCGGAACGTAAGCGGCTGCTCGAACGTTCGGCGTTTCAGTGGGCGATGAGCCTTTTGACAAGTGCGTTCGGGACGGCCCTGACTTTGTATCTCATCCACAGATTATAAGGACTATCTTAACTGTCAGGACATGAAACTTTAAGTAGGAGGTGAATATCGGATGAATGACCACACATCCCGTTCCACGGGAGCCCGGATCGCTGCCCTGGAATATGCAGTCAAGGCGCTGCTGGAGGGCGGGGCGATCGGCCCGAACCCTCCGCTGCGGTACATGGATGGCGTGCTTTACGAGCGAAAACCTTACGCCGTAGAGTTCACGCCGGTGGAGTTAGTAAACTCCGAAACGGTAAAGCTGGACAAGCGCTGAGGCGAGCTTTTTCTGCTCGTCGTCATGCAAGACACGCTGGAGATAGCGATCGACCCGCAATGGATCCCACAGATCCTCCCAGCTTGGGTCGCGCTTAATGTCACGCGCCAGATCGCCCAGCGGGTTATCAAGCCCTACGAAGAGCTCGGTAAACTCCCGAAACAGCATACGAAACACCACCTTTCTGTAAAGACTCTGAGCAGTATACCACAAATATCAAAATTTGACAACGCAAGCCAGCGGATTATGTAAGGGTTGGGCCGCCAAAATTCAAACGCCCAAAACAATTCAAACGCCCTACCGGCCCGTACCGATAGAGCGTCTGCCGCTTTTGTTCGCATTGTTTTGCTCCCCGTTCACGAATGGTGATCGGAGCGGGGGCATGGTTACGGGCCCATGCCGGACAATCCATCGTGACTTTCCGGGTTGCGGATCCCTTTTTGGCCAAATCGGCCGCAGCCCTCAGTTCACGAAGCGGCGCCACCCGCCGAATGGTGATCGGCGGCAACACCGAAATGCACGGGCGTACTCAAAAGTGCTTTCAAAGAACGACACTTCCTTTCTGCCTGTTTCATCAGGCGGCCCAATTCTAACATAATCCGCTGGAGATAACAACACAAAAGGAGACCACACCTTATGAAGAACCCAACCCAGAGAATCACCCTGGCCATCCGGCGGCGAACGAAGCCGCCGCGCTACAACCTGATCGGTACAGTGAAGATCACGCCGGACGCGGAGGTCGCGCTCCGGAAGCTGAACGAACAAACCGGACTGCCGATGCGGCAGATCGCTTCGTCGCTCATCACACAGGCCGCTGCCTGCGTCGATATCATCGAAGCGGATTAGAGGAGGCGCGGCTTATGCTCAAACCGTGTCCGTGCTGCGGAGCGGAGGCGTCTTTGCGCCGAACCGTGCAGCGCGTGGCCTATGTTATGTGCTCAAGATGCCGGTTACAGACGCCGTTCCTGCCAACGACCGAGGCGGCAGAGACCGTCTGGAATCGGAGAACAACACCAAACCCTATATCACAAAAGGAGGAAACCCCATGAGGTACAAAATGAACCTGGGCGACAGCACCCTGATCGTCGACATTCCGCATCCGCTGTTCTCGCGCGCTCAGACCACGGAATCCGCCGCGCACCGGCAGACCGCAAAGCGCGCGCCGCAGCCGGTGATCGTCATCACCTCAGACGGCGTGACCACGACGGCGACCCGCCGCATCGGCAAGACGATTCAGGTAACCGCTACCGCGAAATGCGGCCCCAACGACAGCTTCGACTTTGACGAGGGCGCGCGCATCGCCTTCGAGCGGCTCTGTGGCAGAGACCCGTTCCCGGAGAAGCCGGAGAACACGGCGACGCCGGAGGCCTACAACGGGCGCATGATTTGTGTGGAGTCTCCGTATCCGTGGTGGACGGTCGGCAAGATCTACGAGGTCGTGGACGGCCGCATCACGGCGAACGACGGCGATGTGTACCCACCGCGGAGCAGAGCACCGTACCGCGACGCTGAGGACGCAAGACACGCAGGCTCGGAAGGCGCCACGGATGGCGATCACCGCCACAACCGCCGGAATCTGTTCCTGCCGGTGGACGCCGAAGGACGGCTGCTGGTATGAGCTCGGAATACTACACGGTTCCGGAGCTGGCAGCACGCTGGCGATGCAGCACCGATGTGGTGTATGACCTGCTGCGGCAGGGTAAGCTGCACGGCTTCAAGCTGGGCACGTCATGGCGCATCACCGACGACGCCCGCATTCAGTACGAACAGACACCGACCCCGCAGGAGACCAACCTGCGCAGGCCGGTTCTGAAGATACAATAAGGAGGAAACCACATGAAAAACCGCGATGATCTCATCGCATGGGCGTGGTCAGAGCTCGACCGCGTGACCACTCAGGCGAGCCGGATCGACGACACGAGCTCGGAACGCTACGGCAAGGCGGTCGCTCTGGTCAACGACCTGCTGATCCTGACCTTCCCGCCGGCGCCCTACGAACTCTCGCCGTGCGCTGCACCGACCACGACGCCCGACAAGGACGAGCCCAAACCCGGCGATGGCTCCGGTGCGGATACCGAGGAGCCGGAAGCACCTACCGAGACCACCAAGGCCGAGGAGCCGGAAGCGCCCGCGGAGACACCCACCTACACGCTGCCGCAGGTGCGCACAAAGCTGGCCGAGGCCAAGCGCAAGGGCATTGCGCTGCCGGAGCTGTTTCAGGAATTCGGCGCAAGCAGCATCATGAGTGTGCCGTCCACCGACTACGGTGCGCTGATGGCGCGAGTGGCTGAACTGCTGGAGAGCGTGGAGTAATGCGCGCACACGCGGTTTTATCCCCGTCCGCATCAAAGCGCTGGATGGCCTGCCCACCGAGCGCCCGACTGGAGGAGAAGCTGCACGACCGCTTTGGCGAGCAGTCATCCCCGTTTGCGGCGGAGGGTACGAAAGCACACGCTGTCGCGGAGCTGAAGCTGCTGCGCGAGAAGGGGCGGCTCGGGGATGCAGACGGAATCAATCAGTTCAACTATGACGCCCGTCTGAAAGCACTCGGCGACGTAAGCAAGGAGATGCACCAAGCGACCGACCTATATGTGGACATCGTCATGGAGAAGCTGTTCGCCGCCAGACGCACCTGCCCGGACGCCAAGCTCTTTGTGGAGCAGCGGCTGGACATGGCGCGATGGGTCCCCGGCTGCTTCGGAACGAGCGATGCTGTGGTCGTGTCCGACGAGATCCTCGACGTGTGCGACTACAAAAACGGGTCCGGTGTACGGGTCAACGCGCAGGAAAACCCGCAGGCGCGCTGCTATGGGTTGGGCGCGATCGACGCATTCGGCGATCTGTACGGATTCCAAACCGTGCGCAACACCATCATCCAGCCCATGCTTGACCACGTGACGGAAGAACAGCTCTCTCGCACGGAGCTGCTGACATGGGCGGATACAGAGCTTGCTCCCAAGGCACAGCTTGCATGGCGCGGGGGGGGAGACTTCTGCCCCGGAGAACACTGCCGCTTCTGCGCTGCGCGCGCGATTTGCTACGCCCGGGCAACGCAGGCGATGAAGCTGTTTCAAAACGGCATGGATGCTCCGGCAGTGCTGCCAGACTCCGAGATCCCGCAGATGCTCGCGATGGCGGACGACGCGATCACATGGCTGGGCGAGCTGAAGGCATACGCTCTGCGGCAGGCGCTCAAAGGACAGCGCTGGCCTGGGTACAAGCTGGTACACGGGAAGCGCCCGCGGCGCGCATGGCGCAACGAGGAGTCCGCCCGCGAGCAGCTCATCCGCGCCGGGTACAAACCGGAGCAGTTCGAAGAGCACAAGCTCAAGAGCGCCGCTGCCGTGGAGAAACTCATCGGCAAGACCGCGTTCGACGTGCTGCTCAAAGACCAGACCGTTCAGGGCGAAGGCGCGCTGATCCTCGCCCCGGAAACGGACGGCCGTCCGGAGTATTCCACGGCCGACATTGACTTCCGCGACATGGGAAGTTCCAACAACTCAAACAACATTGAATGAAAAGGAGATCACACAATGGCTAAGTTTAACAAGAAGATCAAGGACACCAGCGTTCGTCTCGGCGAGGTTCGTTTCAGCTATACGGCGGTGTTTCAGCCGAAGAAAAACGACGACGGTACGCCCTCGAAGTACGGCGTGTGCATCATCATCCCGAAGGAGGACACCGAGACCGTGAACCTCGTGAAGGAAGCGATCGACGCCGCGAAGCAGCGCGGCAAGATGGAGAAGTGGGGCGGCAAAATCCCGGCCAACGTCAAGAGCTGCCTGCGCGACGGCGACATCGACCGCGAGGACGACGAGGCCTTCGCCGGATGCTACTTTCTCAACGCCAGCAGCCGCAACAAGCCCGGCGTCAAGGTGCTGGAAGACGGTGTCGTATCCGATGCGCTGGACGAGGAGGACTTCTACTCCGGCTGCTATGGCGCAGTGACGCTCGACTTCTTCCCGTATGAGAGCTCCGGCAACAAGGGCGTCGGCGCAGGTCTGAACAACGTCATCAAGACGCGCGACGGCGATCGTCTGTCCGGCGGCCGCAGCGCTGATGAAGACTTCGCCGACCTCGGCACCTGCTGAGCCCCATGAAGAGAACGCTCTCGATCGACCTCGAGACCTACTCCGAGATCGACATCGCAAAGTGCGGATCCTTCCGGTACATAGACGACGAGAGCTTTGAGATCCTGCTGCTGGGCTACGCCTTTGACGACGAGCCGGTAACGGTGATCGACCTCACGGCCGACGAGGAAGTCCCTGCGGATTTCCTCGCCGCGCTGTATGACCCGGAAGTGACAAAGACCGCATGGAACTGTGCGTTCGAGCGCTTCGGCCTGTGGAAACACTTCGGCCGATACTGCCCGCCGGAGCAATGGAGCGACACGATGATCCTCTCCGCCGTGTGCGGTCTGCCGCTGGGGCTCGGAGAGGCGGGCAAGGCGCTGCGGCTAGAGGCGGACGAGGCGAAAGACCGAGAGGGCAAGGCGCTGATCCGCTACTTCTGCTCACCCTGCCGACCAACAAAGGTCAACGGCGGGCGCACCCGCAACCTGCCCCAGCATGACGCCGACAAGTGGGAGCTGTTCATCGAGTACAACCGACAGGACGTCGTGGCCGAGCGGACGATCCGCAAGCGGCTGCTGCGCTGGGAGCCGGACTCGCTGGAGCACCGATTCTGGTGTCTGGACGCCCGGATCAACGAACAGGGGATGCGCGTCGACCGCGAGCTGGTACACAACGCGATCGCTATGGACGCACGCTACAAGGCCGAGCTGACCAAGCAGGCCGTCGCAATCAGCGGACTGGAAAACCCGAACTCAGTCGCGCAGATCAAGCAATGGCTGCTGGAGCAGGAGGGCATCGAGGTGCCGTCCCTGAACAAGAAGGTCGTGGCCGAGGTCGTGTCTCAGCTCAACGGCGAGCGCGCGAAGCAATTCATGGCGCTGCGCGCGAGGCTTGCAAAGTCCTCGACGAAGAAGTACGAGGCGATGGAGCGCTCCGCCTGCGCCGATGCACACATCAAGGGTTGCTTTCAATTCTACGGCGCAAACCGAACCGGGCGCTTCGCCGGGCGGCTGGTGCAGCTACAAAACCTGCCGCAGAACCACATGGAAGATCTGGCGGTTGCCCGGTCTCTGGTACGGGACAACGATTACGAGACGGTACGACTGCTATATGACAGCGTCTCCGATACCCTCTCCGAACTGATTCGTACTGCGCTCATACCAGAGCCCGGCCACCGCTTTATCGTAGCAGACTTCTCCGCCATTGAGGCGCGTGTGATCGCGTGGATCGCGGGGGAGCAATGGCGGCTCGATGTTTTCCGAAACGGCGGCGACATTTACTGCGCTTCCGCCTCACAGATGTTCCACGTCCCGGTTGTCAAGCATGGCGAGAACGGCCACCTGCGGCAGAAGGGCAAGATCGCTGAGCTCGCACTCGGCTACGGCGGCGGCGCGAACGCGCTCAAGGCTTTCGGCGCGGACAAGATGGGCATGACCGAGGAGGAGATGGTAAACACCGTCGACCTTTGGCGGGAGGCGAGCCCGCGCGTATGCGCACTGTGGCGCGCGCTGGAGCGCGCCGCGATCCGCTGCGTGGTACACAAGACGCCGCAGGTATCTGCAATCGGCGGCATCCGCTTCGAGATGGAATGCGGCATCCTGTGGATGACGCTGCCGTCCGGACGACGCATCGCCTACTACGGCGCTGAGTACGGCCCGAGCAGATTTCACCGCGACCGGCGCGCGCTCAGCTATATGGGCGTCGACCAGAAGACAAAACGCTGGGGGCGCGTGGAGACATGGGGCGGTAAGCTCGCCGAGAATGTCACCCAAGCGACCGCGCGCGACTGCCTGCGCGACACGATGCTGGCGCTGGAAGATGCCGGGTACGACATCCGAGCGCATGTCCACGACGAGGTGATCATCTCCGAGCCGCGAGACGGGCGAACGGTGGAGGACGTGTCGGCCATCATGGGGCGCGAGCTCCCGTGGGCGTCCGGACTTCCGCTGCGGGGTGACGGCTACGCCTGCGACTTCTACATGAAAGACTGAGGTATCTGTCATGAACGACTTTGACTACGACGCACTGCAAAAGAAACGCCTCGCTCGCAGCGACCGCTGCCGGAAGCGCAGCACACGCAAATGCACGCTGCCGAGCGACTATCTGACACCAACTGAACGCAAACGGAGGAATGGTGAAATGAAGACCTACAACCTGTCGAAACCTATGACCTACGCCGAGTTTCTGGCGATGCCGGACGACCTGCAAACGCAGTATCTGCGCAGCCTGCGGTGGCGCTTCGGCGCATCGGACAAGCGAATCGCCGAGATGATGGGCGTGTCCCACCCGGTCATCAAAAAGCACCGGGATCGTCTGGGCATCCGGATCGCGCCGGGAACGCGCCTGCCGCAGACGGAGCTGAACAAAGAGGAGTGGACGGCGTGGGTCAACGGCGGGCAGGTCTCGATGACACCCCTCGCCGCACGACCCGAGGATGCATCTGAAACAGATGCCGCCCCGGAAGGCGAGCAAGATCCCCCGAAGACCGAACCCGCGCCGGTACCCCAGCCGACTCCGATGGTAACGGGCGGGAGCTTCACGGCCACGGGTTCGGCAGGCGCAACGGCGCAGATGCTGGCGCACCTGTTCGAGGGCGATCCGCGCGAGGTGACATTCACCCTTACGTTTACGTACACGGAGGTGTCACGGTGAGGCGCGCGGCGGGCAAGCGCAGGCTGGCGCTGGCGCTCTTGCTCTGGGTGGTCGTGGTCGCGCTCTGGGTGCGGCATATGCTGCCCGACGAGAAAGCGGAGACGATGTACCTCGGCGCAGAGGTCTCGACCGTAAACGAGACGCCCCTTCCGGCGCAGACCCCGGCGGCGACACCGGAGCCTACGCCGACACCGGAGCCTGCGCCGACACCCCGGCAGCCGGAGAGCGATGCGGTCTATCTGGCGCAATGCCTGTGGGGCGAAGCGCGGGGCATCCCGAGTCAGACGGAGAAGGCTGCGGTGGTCTGGTGCGTGCTCAATCGCGTAGACCACCCCGACTTCCCGGACACCATCCACGGCGTGCTCTCCGCGCCCAATCAGTTTCTCGGCTTCTCCGAGCGTTTCCCGGTCGATCCTGAGCTGCTCGCACTGGCGCAGGACGTACTCGACCGCTGGCGCGCGGAGAGCGCTGGGGCTGGCGATGTGGGCAGGGTGCTGCCGAAAGACTATCTGTGGTTCTCCGCCGACGGCCATGGCCACAACGCTTTCCGGGCGACGTTCCGGCAGAGCGCGGCCTGGCAGTGGACGGCGGAGAGCCCGTACCCCACTTGAATACGAAAGGAGATCACACAATGCACAACCCCTTTGGAGACAGATCAGCCGCTGAGATTTGGGAGCTGGTGAAAGAATGGCTCTGGCGTATCTTCGCCCCGAGAGCGTATGCCGACCTCTGGCAGCGGTATCAGTACCTGCGCCGGGTAATGGACGAGCGCGACGAGGAGTATGAGACCGACATCACGGACGCCGACCTGCGCATCAAGGAGCTGGAGGCCCGCTGCGCCGCGCTGGAAGCGCTGGAGGTCACGGGCAACACATGAACTACGAACCGAGACGGCACCAGAGGCTCGCAGAGGAATTCTGCATGACGCACAGCCACGCCGGGCTTCTGCTGGACATGGGGCTCGGCAAGACGGTCGTCACGCTGACGGTGCTGCACCGGCTGCTGTATGACGAGTTCGCGCTGAACAAAGCGCTGGTGATCGCCCCGAAGCGCGTGGCCGAGGACACATGGAGCCGCGAGGCGGAAAAGTGGGATCACCTGTCCGACCTGCGCGTGGTGAAGGTCCTCGGGTCAGCCAAGCAGCGTGAGGCCGCCCTCCGACAGGACGGCGACGTATACGTCATCAACCGGGAGAACGTCGTGTGGCTGGTCGAGACGCTCGGCAGCCACTGGCCGTTCGACGGGATCGTGATCGACGAGCTGTCAAGCTTTAAGTCCTCACGCTCCAAACGCTGGCGCGCGCTGCGGCGCGTGGTCGGATGCGCGAACTACGTCTACGGCCTGACCGGCACGCCTGCGCCCGGCGGCTACATCGACCTGTGGCCGGAGATGTACCTGCTCGACCGGGGACAGCGCCTCGGACGGACGCTGGGCGAGTACCGCAACACATACTTTAACCCCGGCGCACACAAGGGGCACATCGTCTACGAGTGGAGGCTCAAGCGAGGAGCAAAAGAACGCATCGACGCCAAGCTCGCAGACCTGTGCCTGTCCATGAGCAAGGAAGACTGGCTGGATCTGCCCGAGCGCACCTACAACACGATCCCCGTGACGCTCACGGCCGGGGCGCGCAAGCTCTACGACCAATTCCAGCGCGAGAAGATCCTGCCGCTGCTGCGGCAGGATGACGGCCTGCATCTGGCCGGGAGCGACGACGCGGCGAACTGCGACTCGGCAGTCATCGGTGACATGGCGGCGCAGGTATCCGGCAAGCTGCTTCAGATGGCGAACGGCGCCGTGTACGATGACGGCGGCGAGGTGTTTCACATCCACGACGCCAAGCTGGAGGCGCTCGAAGAGCTGGCGGACACAAACCCCGGGCAGCCTCTGCTCGTGTTCTACACCTATAAGCACGACCTGAGCCGCATTCAGGCGCGGTTTCCCGGGGCGGTGCAGATACGAGACAGCGAGACGATCCGCGACTGGAACGACGGGCGGATACCCATGCTGCTCTGCCACCCGGCCAGCGCCGGGCACGGGCTGAACCTGCAAGCGGGCGGGCACATCATCGTATGGTTTGGCCTGCCGTGGTCGCTGGAGTTATACCAGCAGGCCAACGACCGCCTGCACCGCATGGGGCAAACGCAGGGCGTGATCGTGCACCATCTGGTCGCGCAGGGTACACTGGACGAGCGCGTCATGTCCGTGCTGGCCGGGAAGCAGGCAACACAAAAGAGCCTGCTTGATGCCCTGAAATCTTACGTTGAGGAGGAACTGGCATGATTACTACGAACACCACGCCAACCGGCGAGCCTGACCGCGGGATCATCGCCGTAGACTTCGACGGCTGCCTGTGTGACAGCCACTGGCCGGAGCTGGGCGAGCCGATCCCGGAGGTGCTGGCCGAGATCAAACACCGGCAGCAAACCGGATGCCGCATCATCCTTTGGACGTGCCGCTGCGGCGAGCAACTAGCCGCAGCCGTGGACTGGTGCGCCGCACATGGTCTGCACTTCGACGCGGTGAATGACAATCTGCCGGAGGTCAAGGCCGCGTATGGCTGCGAGTCGCGCAAGATCACGGCCGACGAATACTGGGACGACCGGGCTGTCCGGCGCGGACGCTGCCCGGGTGAACCGGCATGAACCGAGCGGACTACCAGAGCCTCCGGGACTTCCTCGGCAGCGTCCGGCACGCACGGCTGGAGCAGGAGCGCCTGACCGAGCGCGTGCTGGAGCTGGAGGCACAGTGCACCCGGCTGACGGCGCAGATGCGGCAGACGCCGGGCGGCGGAGCGACCGACGCGCAAATGCAGTGGGCCAGCCTGGCGGATGAACGCCGCCGCCTGACCAGACAGATGTATCGCGCGCAGCGGCAAGAGCAAGAGGTGCAAAACCTGATCGACCGGGTGCGGCCAGAGCTGTACAGGGACATCCTGACACTGCGCTATATCGACCTGCGGAGCTGGCCGGAGACTGCTGAGATCATGGCCAGAACCGGAGGCCCGCAATCTGAACGACACCTACAACGCCTACACGGCGCGGCGCTGCAAGCCGCGCAGAGACTGTGGGACGAAGAAATCTGAGAGGAGATAAAACTATGAACTCTGTACCGAACTTTACCCTGCGGCGCGACGCAGACGGCTATGTGCTGCGCACCGATGACGGAAAAGAAAGCTGCTTCCCGACGCTGGGCGCGGCGCTCGACAGCCTGAGAGCGCAGGGGGGTGTCGCCCCCGCCACCACGAGAGAGCAGGTGCTCTCGGCCGCGCGTGCCTGCGTGTGCGGCGACCGCGAGCAGGACTACGGCTCACCGGAGAATAACTTCCGCACGATCGCGAGCCTCTGGAACAGCTATCTCTACGGCGCCGGGCTGATGGAGAACCCGACTCCGCATGTGTGGAAGGGGCTCAAGCCGAAAGACGTGGCGGCCATGCTGGCGCTGCTGAAGGTGGCCCGCATCGCGGGAAACCGACCGAAGCAGGACAACTGGATCGACCTCGCGGGCTATGCGGCCTGCGGCGCGGAACTGGAGCTGAGCGATGCGATCTGAGCTGCTGGGCGTGAAAGGAAGCTGGCGCGAGGTGGTGGACGACTGCCGCGCTACTGTGGGCAAGGAGAGCCTCGGCCACGAGCCGAGCGAAAAATTCAAGCGCAATATCCTTATCGCGGAGCACAGCCCGATCCGTGACCTCCGCGTGCGCTGGCGCTGGCGCGACATTCCGAGCTGGGTTGCCACGCACTGGTCACGGCATAAGTGGGAGTGCTTCATCCGCACGCAGCGAAGCGACCGCACAGGCGTGCCGCGCGGCGGTCTGCCGCAGGACACGCCGGTCACGTTCACCGGAGAAGCGAACGCGCAGAACCTCATCGACACATGGCGCAAGCGGCTGTGTTATCAGGCCTCATCGGAGACCCGGCATTACGCAGAGGACTTCAAGGCGGCGCTGCACGATACCGAGCCGGAGCTGAGCGACGTGCTTGTGCCGAACTGTGTGTATCGCGGTGGCTGCCCGGAGCTGTTTCCCTGCGGATTCTGGGAGCACTTTTGCCCGGCCGAAGGCACGATTCAAGACCGATACGACCAGTATAACGACCTGTTCTGGGCGCGGGCGGACACGGAGGCAGACGCATGAGAGACCTCGGCTTCGAGCCGCCGCTGGAGCAAAAGCCTGACCAGCCGCGGCTATGCCCGATGTGCGGGGAGGAGACGGAGAGCGTATACAAAGACCGCTGGGGGCGTATCGTCGGCTGCCCCGGCTGCGTAGAGGAGGTAGACGAATGGCCGGAGTGACAGGTGACACCTACTTCCGGGGCGGCATCCCGCAGAGTCGATACTGCGGCGGCTGCGCGCACTATCAGCGGCTGTGTGCAAGTGACTCGCACAGTGTCAGCGGGGCGCGGGTATGCCTGTACATACTGGACATGAACCACTCGCGCGGCTGTGCGGCCGGGCCCGGCTGCAAGCACTGGATCAGCGCGGAGGACTGGGCGAAGACTCCGATCGGGAGAACCGTGATACGCGAACGCAAACGGCGCGGCCACGGAAAAGGCGGCCGCCGGAAGGAGGAAACAAAGGCATGACCATTCAGGAGATTTGCAGAAGCGTGGAGGATCTGCTGCGTGACGACAAGGGCGGAACGAATTTCTCTCCGGCCGCGCGTTACGCCGTCCGTATGCTGCTGGACTACGCCGAGCGGGCGGCCGCGCTCGAGGCCTCCGGGCAGGACAAGGACGCGCGGATCACCGAGCAGGAGAAGATGATCGCCGACCTGAACCAGCAGGTCAGCTTCCTGCGGATGACACTGTATGATGCGGGGGTGTAAGGATGGACGCGCTGAAATTTATCGAAGAACGAAACCGGATGTGTGATTACTACAGGGGCGGCAATGCGCTCTCCGGGTGCGCGGAGTGCCCGGCGTTTCAAATGACGTGCGTCTCCGTCCGATCGGTGACGGCAGAATACATCGCCGCCGTTGAGCAGTGGTCGAAGGCGCACCCGCGCAAGACGCGGCAGGATGTGTTTCTGGAGCAGTGGCCGAACTGCATGATGGACGATGGTGGCATTGTCGGGATGTGCCCAAGAAATGTTGACAAGATGTGTGTCTGCAATTTAGGCCAATCTTGTAGGTGCGCAGATTGCCGCCGCGAGTTCTGGATGCAGGAGGTGGAGTGATGGATCTGCTATGTATACTTGCAATCTACATGGTCGCTTTGATCTGCGTTGCGCTGACACTCTTTACGAGCGTGGTGCTGTACGCATTTCTCACGGCCGCCTACGATGTGGTGAGCGGCTGGGTACGGAATCTGAAATGGAAGCGTCGCAACGCCAGAAGGAGGAGAAAATGATCGAAAGAAAATACTACCTTGCGAAACCGAACCCGGTTGAGGCAATCCGCCTGACGCCCGATGTCGTGGCCGTGATCGCGGACACATCCGATGTGGCGCACGAACTGCTGTTGACCGGGCAGGCGCTCTATCAGGATGAAGACGATCGGATTTTCCAGATTCGGACGGGGGACTATCTCGTCAAGACTGGCGCGGATGCGTTCATTCCGATTCCGCCGGAGCTGTTCGAGCGGGCATACGACCGGCTGGAGCAGGAACCGGCGACCTGGGTCTGGGATAACGACGCAATCGACTGGGGCCTGGGCGCCTGGATATGCAGCCGGTGCCACGGCCGCAACAACAACATCCACGCCGGGAGTCCCGGGTGCGATGACAGTATCAGCGCGAACCCCTATGCCTGGGCGGGCGCCCAATACTGCCCGCACTGTGGAGCGCCGATGCGCGAGCGGAAGGAGGAATAACCATGCCGAGACGAGCAAAGCCCGCGCCCTCCGGCCGGTCATGCAGAGAGTGCATCCACGAGTGTGCGTGTGTCATGCAATGTGGCGGAAACCCGATGGCGTCCGGCAATGCAACGCACTGCGTCTGCTAGGAGAACCTGCATGGGAGCAACGCCTACTTCCTCGGTGTGATCGCCGGGCGCAAGGAGGCAGTGCAAAAAGGAGGAGAAAGCGATGGCTGAATACATTGAGCGGGAAGCATTGCAAGCCGCGCTGATGCGTAAGCGGTGCGGGGTTGCCAATCAACGGTACACCGAGGGCTGGAACGATTGCTTACTGCGAGTAAAAAGCATGGTGAGCAAGGCCCCATCCGCCGACGTTGAAAAAATGTCAGACGGATACCACACTTTCGCAGACTTGTATGAACAAAGGCTCATTTTGTCTGCTGCTCTTGCCAAAAATAATCCGCATGCATGGAAAAGCAAGCGGCATGAGGACGGCAGCGTTCCTTTCGGCGGGGGATGGTTCATCATGGGTTTTGACACCGACGAAGGATGTTACACATACCACTATGAGTTAAAAGACTGGGACCTGTTTCAGTGCGAGGAGTTGGACAAAGGAAAGCCGTGGGACGGTCACACGTCAAAAGATGTCCGGAGATTGCTTTCAATCCCCGCCGACGACGTTGCGCCGGTGGGCTGGATCAGTGTCAAAGATAGGCTGCCGGAGCCGGAAGAGGTGCGGGGGAATGAGTGAAAGACAAGAACACCGTCAGCGCCTTAACGCCAGGATTGCATACGCCGCCGCTATTGAGCGATGGGCGAAGAATCAGCCGCCACGCATTCGGTTCTTTACCGTCAGACGCTGGCTGAAAGAGATGCCGAGGAAGGAGAATTTTTATGCGGCTGATTGATATGGATCGCCCAGACGATTCGGATTTTTTCTGCTCTTACGGAGAGAGAAAAGACGGTGACGAAAGTGAGGCGAGATAGCATGAGTGACATTCTGGCAACTATCGCCGCCGTGGAATTGATTGTAGCTTGTGGCTTGTTCCTCTGGTGGCTGCACTGTTGGAACCGTCGCTTTTCGGAACTCTATGATGAGCTGCGAAAGGATGCGCACGATGCCGAGACGGAAGAATAAACCGGTCGCTTTGCTCGATACAGATACCGACCGCACACGCTGGTGCGCGTGGCATGACTGCGACGCTCGATGCCCGTGGCGGACGCCGAGCGGCTGCCGAGCGGATGCACTGGAGCTGCAGCCCAGCGCGAGCTACGGGAAGAACTGCCGGAGGCGGCAACTCCGGAGACGAAAGAAGGAGGACACACCGAATGCTTGAATTGACAGACACACAGTGGGCGGCGCTGCTAAGCGGCGCCTGCCCGCCGTTTCAGGGACTGAACTCCCTGGAGCGCGACTGCGTGGACGCGGGTAATATCTACCCGAACACCGTCTGCGCGGAGTGCTGGGAGAAATGGCTGGAGCGCACAAAGGAGGCGGAATGAATGACAACGCTGTATGAGGACTGGCGGAACGTGAAGCGTGAGCTCGGCCGGATGGTCAACCGCATGGAAGTCGGCGTTCGCGCGGCGGAATCCGCGGAGGATGTGCGGCAGCGGGAGTATGCACGCGGACGACGAGACGGCGAGGCGGCGGTCAAGCACGACTACTGCAACGGGTGCGGGAAGCAGGAATTCTATGATGCCTGCAACGGCCACTACCGACTGATCTGGACGCTCCTGTCACTGAACAGCGCCGACCGCGAGATCGTGCGCGCTGTCGTGGAGCGGCTGGCAGCGGCGCGGGAGGAGGCGAGCACATGACCCCGGAGGCAAAGCAGACGGGCCCGACCTGCCCCTACGCCGTGCAGAGCCGGACGGTCACGCAGACGCACTACGAGTATGACGAGAACGGCAACGCGGTGTTTACGCAGACCGTCGAGGTCATCACAACGGACTTCGTGCCCTGCACGCGGGAGCGCTGCGGGGCATGGTACGCCGAAGACCCGCGCGAGCTGCCGAGCGGAGGGTACTGCACCTATGGAGGAAACACATGAAGATTGCAACAGCCGGTAGCCGGACGAGCCGCCGGTGGAAAACGATAGACGTGAGCTGGGACTGGCTGCTCGAGCGGCTGCGCACCCCCAAGCGCACGGGCGAGACGATGCGCGAATACCGGAGCATGAGCCGAGACGAGCAGAGCGCGCGCAAGGACGTGGGCGGGTTCGTCGGCGGGGCGCTGAGCGGCGGACGGCGCACGGCCGCAGCGGTGACGGAGCGGTGGCTGGTGACGCTCGACGCCGACGCTGCCAGCCCGGGGGACTGGGACAACTTCACGGCGCTGTGGGACTGCCGCGCGTGCCTGTACTCCACGCACTCACACACGCCCGAAGCGCCGCGCCTGCGCTGGGTCATCCCGCTGCGCAGAGCCGTGACCCCGGAGGAATACCCGGCCGTGGCGCGCAAGGTGGCCGAGTGGATCGACATCGAGCAGATGGATCCAACGACCTACCAGCCGGAGCGGCTGATGTACTGGCCGAGCTGCCCGGAGGACGGAGAGTACGTGTTCCGCGAGCAGGACGGCCCGGTCCTCGACCCCGACAGCGTGCTGGCAGAGTACGGGGCCGGGGGCGCCTGGCGGGACGCGAGCCTGTGGCCGATCAGCGAGAAGGAGACGACCGTGGTGCTGCGCGAGGCCAGACGGCAGGGCGACCCGGAGACCAAGCCCGGTATCGTCGGCAAGTTCTGCCGGGCGTTCGACATCGACGCCGCCATCGAGCGCTTCCTGCCCGGCGTGTACACACCATGCGAGCTGCCGAGCGGACAGCCGCGCTACACCTACACGGCCGGGAGCAGCAGCGGCGGCGCGGTCGTGTACGAGGACGGCAAGTTCCTCTACTCCCACCACGCGACCGACCCGGCGGGCGGGATGCTGTGCAACGCCTTCGACCTCGTGCGCGTGCATAAGTTCGGCGAGATGGACGCCGACTGCCAGCAGCAGGAGATCACCCGCCGCCCGAGCTATCAGGCCATGTGCGCGTTCGTGACCGGAGACGAGGCCTGCCGCCGCGCCTTCCTCGCCGAGCACCTCGCCGAGGCAGACGCAGACTTCGCCGACATGGGCGAGGTGGCCGAGCGGGACAAGCCGGACGTGGCACAGGCAGGCACACCGGAGCAAACGGCCGCAGGCACGCAGGCATACACGGCCGCAGGCACGCAGGCGCCCGCGCAAGAGCAAACGCCGGACGACACATGGCTGGCGGAGCTGGGCGTGAACCGCAAGACCGGTGAGGCGGACTCCACGATCACGAACGCGGCGCTCATCCTGCGCAACGACCCGAGGCTGCGCGGCGCGTTCGCCATCAACCAGTTCTCGATGCGGCCGGTCGTGCGGCGCGATCTGCCGTGGCGGCGGGCAAAAGACGGCGACCTGTGGGAGGATGCCGACGACGCGAACCTGCTGCTGTACATGGAGCAGACGTGGCGGCTCGTCGGGGAGAACAAGATCCGCAACGCCTGGACGGTCGTCGCAAACGAGAACGCCTACCACCCCGTGCGGGAATACCTCGACGGGCTGTGCTGGGACGGCACGGAGCGCCTCGACACCCTGCTCGTGCGCTACATGGGCGCGGAGGACACACCCTACACCCGCGCCGTCACGCGCAAGTGGATGACCGCCGCCGTCAAGCGCATGTATCAGCCGGGCTGCAAGTTCGACGCGATGCTGGTACTCGTCGGCGCACAGGGGATCGGCAAGTCCCGCCTCGCCGCGATCCTGTCGCGCGGATGGTTCACCGACAGCCTGACGTGCATGGACGGCAAGGAGGCGTATGAGGCCATCCGGGGCTCGTGGATCATCGAGGTCGCCGAGCTTGCGGCCGCGCGCAGGAGCGAGCAGGAGGCGCAGAAGAAGTTCATCTCCTCGCAGGTCGACACCTACCGCCCCGCCTACGGACGCAACGTCGTGTCGCTGCCGCGGCAGTGCGTGTTTTACGGCAGCACGAACGACATGGAGCCACTCAAGGACGACACGGGCGCGCGCCGGTACTGGCCGGTGCTGTGCGCGGGTGTCAACCACGGGCAGCACATCGGGCTGGAGGAAGAGGTCGATCAGCTCTGGGCAGAGGCCGTCGTGCGCTACCGCGCGGGGGAGACCCTGTGGCTGGACGACCGCGCCGTCGCTGAGGAGGCGCAGGCTGCGCAGGAGATGATGACCGTACAAGACACCGCGCTCGGCGAGCTGATGGAATACCTCGACACGCGGCTGCCGGATAACTGGGAGGACCGCACGCCGGAGGAGCGCCGCGCCTATATCTGGGGCGACACGCTCGACGACCACGCGGCCGCGACGCACCTGCGCACCTGCGTGAGCGCCGTGGAGGTGCGTGTGGAGCTGCTCGGCGAACCGCGCGTGACCTTCAAGCGAGACCCGGTCAGCGCGGGGATCCTGTCGGCGCTGAACCGCGCGCCCGGTTGGACGAAGGGCAAAAAGCGGATCAGAATCCGGGGCTACGGCGCGCAGTGGGTGTACTATCGCGACGGTTACGCGCCGGACGACGAGGACGGAACGGGCGAAATGTCCACGACTGACGGACGCTTTTCCAACTGAATCACCCGGACGGGGAGGGCGAAACGCGCGCTGCGTGCCGCCCTCTTTGCGCGCGGGCGAGCAGGATTTTGGTAAGAGCGCTCTAACGTGTTTACAATTTGGACATATGTAAGAAGATGGTGTTAAAAAATGTTTACAAGTTTTTGCGGATTATTGGAACATTGGAACACTTTATTAGACATCTGGTCGCATATCGTACACCGACGGATTATTGGAACACGGATTGTCACAGGATTGGAACGGGCTCAAAGCATTGGTATCTCTACGTTTTTTATTACCTGTTCCAATGTTCCAATAAAATAGCTAAAAAGACCTAAATGAAAAAAATAAAAAACGAGAAGATGAAAATAAAACAAAGCGCAATAAAGTTATAGAAAACTTCTCAAGAACACGTTTTCGGAACAGGGGGTGAGGAAGATGATTTTAGAGCGAGACGTGGAGTCGCGGCTCGCGAAATGTGTGCGGGACGCGGACGGCCTGTGCGTGAAGTTCGTGCCCGATGCGATGGCCGGGATGCCCGATCGGATCGTGATGCTGCCCGGCGGTGTGTTGGTGTGGGTCGAGCTCAAGCGCCCGAGCGGCGGCGTGCTCTCGGCGCGGCAGAAGTATCGCCACGCGCAGTTGCGTCGCCTCGGCCAGCGTGTCGCCGTGTGTTGGTCAGATGCCGACGTGGATCGCCTGCTCGACGAGCTGACCTGCGGCCGCGCGTGAGTGTGCATACGCCCCTGCGGCCGCGCGTATATGCGTGCGCGCGAGCGGGCGTACTCGTGCCCCCGCGCGGGAGAAAAAGAAAACCGCCCTGCACCAGATCGGTGCAGGGCGGTTCGGCGTTGTATGGGCGGGCGGTCAGCCGATGTCCACGCCCAGCTTTTCGGCGGCCTGATAGACGACGCGCTCGAAGCTGTCGCCGTCTGCGGCTTCCCATGCGGGCGTCATTCCGGCGAGCGCGCATAGCGCACAGGCGAGATCGGCGTCCCAGACATCGGCGCTGCGCAGCGCCTCAGCGATCGCGTATGCTTCGGTCATGCTCAGCCTCCTCTCAATCAGTCGATGACGTACTCAACGCTCGCGCAGTCGGGGTCGTAGCGCATGGGCATCCCCGTGCCGGTGAAGGCCTGCGTTTCCGCGGAGGGCAGGCACAGGTCGGTCGAGATGTCGTACTGGTAGACGTGCCCATGCTCGTCGAGCAGGAAGTCCTCGCCCTCGAGGATCGCGCCGCCTTTCGTCGTGACATAGGCGTCCGCGTCTTTGATCGCCAGCCACATGAGGCGGCGCTCGGTCGGGAGCAGGCAGGTGCTGCTTTTCGCTTTGCCCTTCTTGCCCTTTTTCTTGCCCTTTGCGGGCGCGTAGTCGCTCCAGTCATCCCATCCGCCCCACGAGTAGATCGGCGCGTAACGGCGGCCGTAGCCCTCGAAGCTGCGGTTAGAGTAGAACACGCCGTCGTGCTCGACGAAGTCGCCGGTCATGTACAGCTCGCCGTCGCCGGTGAGGAAGACCATGCGGCTGTGGATGGCGTTCTGGATCATGGTCATGGCGTCCGGGTTCTTCCAGAAGCCGGGCAGGGCACGGCCGAGCGGGGCGAGCTGCGAGGCGATGTACTCCATCGTGTCGCTGGTCGTCTGGTCGCGCGGGGTGATGGGGATGATGCCGTTGTGCGCGATGCCCACGGTCGTGCTCGTGTGGGTCATGCGCAGGCGGGCGAGGGAATCCGTGAGCGGGAACGGGTGGCAGTTCTCCGGGCGGGTGCCGCCGTGCGTCGTGATGCGGAAGTGCAGGACGACGCCGGTCGCGGTCAGGTCGAGACTGCGCTCGAGCTTGTCCAGATGCGCCTCCAGCTCCGAGAGCTTCATGAAGCCCTTATCGATGCGGACCTTGCCGTCCTGCGCGTACATGACGCCCGCGCCGTCCGGGTTGCCCGCCCACATGGTGCGGATGGTGTCGCGGGACGGCATTTTCGCGCCCGCCGGTTTTGCTGCGATGATACACATGGTTTGTTGTCCTCCTGTGGTTTGGATTTTCGGGGAATGGCTTCCCACGACAGCGCCGGTGCGAGCGACGCTGTTTCGGCCGGTTGCCGTCCGGCTCTCGTCAGGTGGGTGGCCTGCCCGGCGCGCGGTCATGCGTGCGGGCAGGCCGTCGGTCATGCGCCGATCAGGCGGAGGAGGCGCTCGATGATCTCCGGGGTCAGTATGATTCCCAGGAAGCCCGCGAGCAGGAGGATGTCGTCGCGCGTGAGGTGCTTCATGCGCCCACCTCCTCGAGGTCGTAGGGGTCGAGGGGCGTGATGCCCATCGCTTTGCGGGCGGCGTAGCCCCAGCGTTCGGGGTCGGTCAGATCGCCGTTCGCGAGGCGGATGGGGTCGTCCTGCGCGGCGATCTCCTCGTACAGGCTCTCGACCGTGGGCGGCTCGGTGGGGGCGTGGCGCGGCCAGTTGCTCGCGATGCGCTCGACCATGTCGCCGTCCCAGCATTCCCACGCGGTCGGGTCTTGCTCGAGGTCGCGCAGCGCCTCGCGCAGGTTGCCGGGGGTCGGGTCGTACTCCCAGTTTTCGAACAGCGCGACCGGATCGCCCGCGTCGGTGAGCACGGCGAGGGTCAGCGCGCCCGCGTTGTTCTCGTAGACCTCGAAACGGTAGCTCATGCGCCCACCTCCTCGCCGATCGTGCCGCGCTCGATGACGGAGCGGAGCCATGCCAGATCGGTGGCGGGGATGGGCTCGAAGAGCCAGCCGGTGCCGTAGGTGTAGGGCTTGCCCTCGTGCTCGACGGTCAGCAGGCCGACCCTGCGCAGGTGCTCACGCGCGGCCGGGTAATCATACGGGCGTGCGCCCAGCCAGCGCTTGACCTCGGCCTCCTGCTCGGGCGTTCCGGCGTGCATGTCGTTGAGGTGGTAGCGGCGCCACATGTCCACGAGCGAGTGGAAGGCGGGGTCGGGGATGTGGGGCAGCAGCTCGTCGAGGCACTGACCGCCGCAGACGATGTCCGCGCCGTGCGGGTCCCAGACGTCCGCGCAGGCCGCGAAGACCGCGCCCTGGTCGGTGTCCGCCAGGCGGAGCTCCACCTCGACGCGGCAGTCGCGCCGACCGTTGCCGTACCAGTCGATTTTGCCGAAGGAAATGGTTCTGTTCATGTGTGTGTGTGACCTCCTGTGCATTGAATTTTTGCGGGTTTCCCGCGACAGCGCTGGGCGGCGCTGTTTCGGCTCGTGACCGGCGAGCCATCGTCAGGCGGGTGAGTGCTTGCGCTTAAAGCGTGAGCCAGAAGTCTGCCCATTCGCGCACGTCGGCCGGGTCGAGCGGGCGTTCCTGCGCCTCGCAGCGCGCGGCGGCCCGGCGAAGCTCGTCGTCCGTGGGTAGGGTGCGTTCCGTGTCCGCGTACCAGTCCGCGAGCACGGCGGCGATGTCCTCACGCGGCAGGAGCTCGATGTCCTCGTCTTCGTCGTCGGCGTCGTCCTCGTCCTCGTCCTCGGGGTCATCGAGGGCGGCGCGGAGGCTGTCGGCCAGATTGTCACGGAGACCCCAGTAGTCGAGCTCGTCGGCGTTGTCGTCGATGTACTCGGCGATGTTGTCAATGTCGTCCGCCGAGTAATCGCCATCAGACGAAACCGGGTCGTCCCAGGAGTCGAAGCGAAAATACGGGTCGCGGTCGTCAAAGTCGCCGTTGCGGGTCTGCCGGAGCAGGTCATCCAGGCGGGAGCTGTCGAGCCTCTCGCCCCAGTTTGTGAGCCAGTCCGTGAGCTCGTCCATGGGCAGGAATTCCAGCTCGGTGAGCCCGCGGCTATAGCTGTTGATGCAGCCGACCAGCTCGTGCAGGTCGTCGTTGTCGCGCTCGGACAGAGCGCGGGCGATGCGTTCACGTTGTGTCATGGATTGTTCTCCTCTCGTGTCGTGAGTCGGGTTGTGTGGGGTGGCTTCCCACGACGGCGCGGTCAGCGCCGTTTCGGCCGGATGCCGTCCGGCTCTCGTCAGGTGGGTGGGGCTTGTGCTCAAAGCGTGAGCCCGATCGGATCGCTCAGTAGGTCGGCCACGCGCCTATGCAGGCGGGCGGGGAGATCCCAGTCGTCGATCTCGTCGGGGTGGTCGACGATGTAGCGCGCGAGGCGGCGCAGGTCGTCGTCCTCAAAATCCGGGTGGCGCAGCGAAAGGAAATTGCCGTCGGCGTCTACGCGGAAGTACGGGTCGCGCTCGTCGAGGTAGTTCCCGCGCACGCAGCGCAGCAGGCGCATGAGCCGCTCGTCGTCGCCGTGGCGGGCGTCGAGCACCTCGTCATAGAGCTCGTTCATGGGGCGCAGGACGAGATCCCAGAGCTCATTTGCGGTGCAGCCGACGCCATACGCCAGCTCTCTCAGGTCGTCGTCGTCCATGTCGCGCAGCGCGTCGAGCAGGGCGTTGGTCGTTGTCATGTGTGTGTGGCCTCCTGTGGTTTGGATTTTCGGGGAATGGCTTCCCACGACCGCGCAAGGCTGCGCGGTTTCGGCCGGATGCCGTCCGGCTCTCGTCAGGTGGGTGGGGTATGTCTCAGGCGTGCGTCGGGCGGGCGATGCCGTCGACGCCGTAGTAGTCCATGGCGCGGTTGCCGCCGGGCAGGGTCTCCGGCGCGGCGTCGGCGTCCAGCAGCCCGCGGGCGATCATGTAGCCAACGATTTCCTTGTAGGGCTTGCAGGCGGCCACGTCCGCCCAGGTGCTCGCGCGCAGCTCGTCCCACGTGTGCGTCATGGCGTACTCGAAGACGTTGCTCGCGAGCTGGATCGCGGCGATGAGCGTGTCGCGCTTGAGCGTGCCGCGGAAGATGCGGATCTCGACCGTCGCGAGGTTCATGAGGTTGACGGCCGTGTAACGCCGATTGTGGTAGCCAGACTCGAAGGTCGGCACGGACGAACGCGCCCACGCTGCGAGCGTGTCGCCGTCGGTCGCGCGGATGGAGTCCGGCGACATGCCGAATGAGCGGAAGGACGCCCACTCATCAAGGCGCGAGCGCGTCCGGCGAGAGAACCGGGTCAGCTCGGCGGCGTACAGGACAAACAGCACCTGCACCTTGCGGATGGTCTCCTCACGCTCGGCGTCCGTATTGCCGAGCTGTTCGCGGCCGACGTGGATGTGCAGACCGGAGTTTTCCGTGTCGTGCGAGCGGAAGCCCGCCTTCTCGCAGGTGCGCTGAATCTGGCGCCAGTGCATGACGTACATGTGATGCGCCAGCGTGCCGGGGTGCGTGACGATCTCCAGACCGTGCGAGAGGCTGGCGTCAGATTTGCAGTAAACGCGGTCGCTGGCGATCTCGTCGATGCGGTCGGACAGCTCGTCGGCGTCCATTTTCGGCGCGCCGTTGCGGCGCGGCTCGCATTCGAGCTCGACGCCGAAGGTCAGGTGCTCGCGGCTCTCGCGGTCGTTCTTGTACCCAAAGCAGGGCTCGGGCTTGTAGCCATAGCGGTTAATCATGGATTGTTCTCCTCTCGTGATGTGTGTTGGTTTGGTTTGATGTTCGGGTTGGTAACTCGGCGATTACTCTTTCCGAGTACGCCCCGAGAATACGACTCGGAGCGGGTAATTGTCAACCCTTTTTGAGTAATTTCAGCACAATGCACAAAACATCGGCGCTGAAATTGTGCAAGTTTTTTCGGCGATGTCGTGGTATGTCGTGGGCGCGGTGTGGTAGACTGTACGCATGGAATTATACAGAGCGTAATCACAGCGATTACGGAGAGGATAGGGTGAGGCAGATGTTTGTCAAAGGCGACACGGCCGGGCGCGCGGAGGCCGGGCGCAAGGGCGCAGCGCGCAGCGCGGAGGTGCGCAGGCGCAAGCGGGCGCTGCGCGAGGCCGCGCAGGCGCTGCTCTGGCACGGGCTGACAGCCAACGAGGCCGACGCCGCCGAGCAGTTGCGCGCCATGGGCGTGGACGATCCCACGGGCGCGGACGCCGTGATGCTCGCGCAGTTCGTGCGGGCGTGCGCAGGCGACACGGACGCGGCGCGCTTCGTGCGCGACACGGCAGGCGAGCGGCCTGGCACGGACGTCAACATTCGGGCGCTGGCCGAGCAGCCCGCCGCCGAGCTGGACCTCGCGGCGCTGTCGGACGCCGAGCTCGCCGAGCTCGCCGCGGCAAAACAGGCGGCCGCACTGCCGGAGCGTTGCACCGACGTTGCACCTGCTGCCGAGGAGATGCCCGCAAAGCCTTGATGCAGCAGGGCTTTCTGCACCGTGGGGCGGTAGTCTCCGGAGCTAATGCCCCGTGTTGCTATCGCGTTCGCGTGGGTATGTGCACGGCCGCATGAGCGGGCGGCGGGCGCGGGCATAATGCGCGGCGGGCGCGGGCGTTGAACGCTGGCGCTGCGCGCGGGGGGTACGCCCCTACGTGCGTGTGCGTATTGCGCCCGACCCATGCGCGTGCGTCACGCAGCGCCCCCGGGGGTGTGCCCCCGGGCGGGGGCGGGGGGTCGCCTCGAAGGAGGGGTCCCCACGCGCGAAAATTTGAGGGTAAAAAAGTGGTTTACAAGAACTACCAATTCGCCAAAACGGAGGTGTGCGGCGCGACGATGAGTGACTTCGACATAATTCAGGCGGAACGCGCGGCACGCGAATTGGCTCGCAGACGTTACCGGAGCTATCTGCCGTATGTTCACGGGCAGACGTGGGTAAAGACGCGAATGAGCGAATTTCTGGCGGACCGGGTGCAGAGCTTCATCGAAGCGAAGACCGGGAACGCCTACGATATTCTGGTGATTGAAACGCCTCCGCAGCACGGCAAGTCACTGACGATCACAGAGTCTTTGCCGAGCTGGTATCTGGGGAAGTACCCGACCCGGCAAGTCATCTTGGCGAGCTACAACGACGATTTTGCTGAGCGCTTCTGCCGGAAGAACAAGACGAAAATTCGCCAATTCGGAGATAAGCTGTTTCAGATTCGGATCGGAGAGATCGACCGCGCAACGGAGATCGAGCTCGACAACCACAAGGGCCGCCTGATTAGCCGAGGCATCCGATCCGGCATCACCGGCAACCCGGGCGATCTGATTATCATTGACGACCCGATCAAGTCCCGCGAGGAGGCCGATTCGGATACGTGGCGTGACAAGGTGTGGGCGGAGTGGCAGAACTCCATTAAGTCCCGTTTGTCGGCCGGTGCGAAGGTCGTTGTGATCATGACGCCCTGGCACGAGGACGATTTGGCGGCGCGTATTTTGGCGACTGAGCCAAACGCGACACTGCTCAGGCTACCGGTAGAGGCAGAGGAAAACGACCCGCTCGGGCGAGAGCCGGGAGCGCCGCTGTGCCCGGAGCTGGGCAAGAACGCGACGTGGCTGGCGGATTTCAAGGCGAGTTATCTGGCAGACCCGAAGGGCGGCGTGCGTGCGTGGACGGCGCTGTATCAATGCAAGCCCCGTGTAGAGGGTGGCAACCTGATCCAGCGGTCGTGGTGGCAGTATTTCGACCCGAAGGACATCACGTACTTCGGCACGGAGCTCATCAGCGTGGACGCGACGTTCAAAGGCCTCGACACGAGCGACTTTGTGGCGATCACGGTGTGGGGCAAGCTCGGCGCAAACTACTATTTGCGCTACTGCCTGAACCGAAAGATGTCATTCACGGACACGCTTCAGGCGATTCGTCTGGTGCAGGGGCTGTACCCGGCGGCACGGCGTGTGCTGATCGAGGACAAGGCGAACGGTTCGGCGATCATTGATGTGCTGCAGCGCGAGATGTTCTGCATTCCGGTGAACCCGAAGGGCGGCAAGAAAGCGCGTGTGAACGCGGTGAGTCCGGCAATCGAGGCCGGACATGTGTTTCTGCCGATGGGGGCGCCGTGGCTGGATGAGTATATCGACCAGTGGAGCGCTTTCCCGGCCGGTGCGCACGACGACATGGTGGACAGCACGACGCAGGCCTTGAGCTACATGGTGTATTCTTCTGGCGAGGCGATTCCGGCGCGGCTGCCGGAAGAGGCGGAGGAGCAACGGCGCGACGAGGAGTCCTTTTTGGATTCAGAGGCGCTGTATGACGTGTACGGCGGCTACGAGTCGTGGTAACAGCAAGAGAATAAAAAAGCACCGACCCGGCGATTTGCTGGATCGGTGCTTTTGTTTGGCCAAGTGGCCGAAAGGAGTATGGCTTTTGGTTTATATCATCTACGGCGCGGTTGGTGTTTTGCTCGGCCTGGCGATCTGTGCCGGGTGCGTATATCTCGGCTGGCGGGGGCACGCGAAGTTCGTGGAGCACACCCGCACGGCAGAGGCAAAGGAGCTCGGTGAACAGGAACGCGCGCGGCTGATCGAGCAGCAGCAGGCGTTCCGATCCATGATGGATTACAGTACAGACGTCGCGTATGGCCTTGAGCCGGTAACGCCCGCCACGCAGGAGGAGTGATCGGCATGAGCGGTAAGGACAGCATTACACAGGCCTGGAGGTACTACGAGAACGGGCGGACATACAACAACAGTCTGTCCCCGAGCCAGTACGCGACGGTAAACACGAACATTGAATTCTTCATCGGAAATCAGTGGCGTAACCTGCCAAAAACGCGCGCTATGGCGTGCCTGCCGAAGCCGGTGTTCAACATCATCAAGCGCATTACGAGCCTGTTTGTGGCGTCTCTGACGGCCAGCGGTGTAGCGATCGTTTACGACCCGCTTCAGTATTACGACGGGACGAATTTGAGCGACCCGTCAACCGACGCTTCGGAGTACGCAACGGCGGAGGTTCGCAACTTGCTGGACAAGTTCAAGATGGAATACCGCATCCGCGAGGCGCTGTTTGACGGCGCGCAGACGGGCGATTACTGCGCACATTTCTACTGGGATCCGGACGCGGTGCCGTATGGCGGTGCGTTTGGCCCGTATCGTGGCGAGATTCAGATGGAGCTGGTGGACGGTATCAACGTCATGTTCGGCAATCCCAACACGCCGAATGTGGAAAAGCAGCCCTACATCCTGATTGTCGGCCGTGACACAGTGGGCGCGCTGCGCGAGGAGAAACGCCGCTACGACAAGCGCAACCCGCAGAAAAAGCAGGGCGCGGAGGCCAGCATCCAGGGTGATACGGAGTATTTCGAGCAGGCCGGTGTCGGCGGCAAGCATGAGCTGATTCAGTCTGACGACGGCCACGACAAGTGCCTGTTCCTTTATATGTACACCAAAAAGACGCACGAGGAAGACGTGGTTGACCCCAAGACCGGCGAGCCGATGAAGGAGACTGTTCGAGACGCAAACGGAGATCCGGTGCCGGAACGTGATGCGAAGGGTTTCCCGATCGTGGACGCGAACGGTCAGCCGGTATATAAGACCCGCACGATGCGGCGTTACGTTACGACCGTGCACGTTACGAAGGCGACGCGCAACTGCGTGATTTACGAGGATGTGGACACGGGGCTCTCCCGGTATCCGATCGCGTGGGGCAACTGGGAGCGGCAGAAAAACCAGTATCACGGCCGCGCGCTTGTGACCGGCATTATCCCAAACCAGATTTTCATTAACACCATGTTTGCGATGGTGATGCGCCATTTGCAGCTCATGGGATTCCCCAAGACCGTCTACAACCAGGATCTGATCGGCCAGTGGGACAACGAGATTGGGCAGGCAATCGGCGTGCGTGGGATGCAGCCGGGCCAGAACATCGGCCAGATTGCGACTACCCTGCAACCGGCAGACATGTCCAATCAGATCATTTATGCGATCGACAAGGCGATGGCGTACACCAAGGAGTGCCTGGGCGCGACAGACGTGCAGATGGGCGCTGTGAAGCCGGACAACACCTCCGCGCTGATGGTGCTCCAGTCCAATTCGGAGGTCCCGCTGGAGAACACGCGCGCCGGTATGTACGAGTGGATTTCGGACATCGGCGCGATCTTGCTGGATATGATGGGCACGTACTATGGCAAACGACCGCTGGTGCGAGACAAAGATTTTGACGAGCCGATGACGGGCGCGGACGGTACGCCGATGATCGACCAGACGACCGGGCAGATGATTACGCAGAAGGTGACGCGCCGCGTTGCGGAGGAATTTGACTTCTCACAGTTCAAGCACCTGTGGTTCAACATTCGCGCGAGTGTTGGCGCGACGACATACTTCTCGGAGATCGCGATGGTGCAGACGCTGGATAACCTGCGTCGAGACGGCACGCTGGATGTGATCGCGTATCTGGAGCGCATACCGGATAAGCTGATTCCGAAAAAGCAGGAGCTGATTCAGGAGCTGAAGAGGCAAGCACTTGCCGCGCAGCAGGCGCCGGGTGCAGTCGCCGCATCGGCGGCAGCTCCGGTGACGATGGGCAGCGGGGCAGCGGATGCGCCGGGCGGCCCGTCGATGGGCGGGGCGCTGGACGCCGAGAAGACGATTCAGAACATGCCACAGAACATCCAGCAACGTTTCAGCGCGCTGCCGCAGAAGGCGCAGACCGCGCTGCTCAAGGTTCAGGGAGCGGAATAATCCGCCCCTGGGCCTTTTTTCTTGCTCACAAGCCGCGATGGCGGTTTGAGATAAATTCTTTCTCACCATGAAAGGAGACACACATGGATACCAACAACGAAGCGACGAGCACCTATCTGGACGAGGACACCCCGATTCTGCCGGACGGCTGGGCAGACGGGGACGACCTTTTCACGGATTCCGATGACGCGGCCGAAGTCGACACGGCGGCAGAACCGGGAGCCACAGATACGGACGTTGCAGAGAACGCTGCGGATACGGACGGGCTCCCCACCACGGAGTCGGGAGAGGATGCAGCGCAGGACGCCGAGACAGACACCGAGACGACCGATACCACGGAGCCGGGTGCGAGTCAGGCGGAGGAGACGATGCTCCGGTTTAAGGCCCTTGTGGATCACGAGGACATTGACGTGGAGCTGAAAGAATCCGAGCTACCGACAATCTACCAGAAAGCCCGCGTTACGGACAGAGTTCAGCAGCGGCTGGCGGAGATGACGCCCACGGTCGAAACGGCCGCGCGCCTGGCCCGCCAGATGGGGTATGACTCCCCGCAGGACATGTTGAACGCCGCCGCGCAGAACTACCACGACTCCGAGATCGAGAAGCTGACGTCCGAGGGTGTGCATCCCGAGGTCGCCCGTGACATCGTGGAGCGCCGGATGCAGGACGCTGCAGTTCCGGTGCAGCGCCCGGAGAGCAGCGAGCCCGCCGCGCAGGCGGAGACCGCGGCTCAGCGGGACTATCAGGCGGAGGTCGAGGAGCTCTTGCAGGCGAGGCCGCAGCTCCGGGGGCAAGCGCTCCCGGATGCGGTGTCCAGAGCCGCGGTGGAGGGCGATAAGCGCCTGCTGCTGGCGTATCTGGACTATGAGGCGCAGCAGGCACAAGCCGAAAACGAACGACTCCGCAAGGAGAATGAAATCTACAAACAGAACGCAGCTACGGCTGCGCGCTCACCGGTACGGGGCGTTTCTGGCGGAGGGGCAACAGACCTGAAGCCGAGCGACCCGTTTTTGGATGGCTTCAATTCCTCTGACTGGTGACGCGCAAATGCCGCGGCCGCGCCATTATGAAAGGATGAATGATTATGGCAGGCGGCAAGAATCTCGCCTCTAAGTATAGCACTTCCGTCGACGAGCGCTTCACGCGCGAGTCCCAGGCTATGCTGGCACTGAATAACGACTATGAGTTCACCGGCGTGGACACCGTGAAGGTGTACTCCATCCCGGTTGTCCCGATGACCGACTACAAGCGTACCGGCGCCAACCGATACGGCACCCCGAATGACCTGACCCGCAACGTGCAGTCGCTTCAGGTCAAGCGCGATCGCGCGTTCAGTTTCATTATTGATAAGGGTGACAAGATCCAGTCCGAGATGGTGTCTGACGCCGGTAAAGCGCTGGCCCGTCAGCTCCGGGAGGTCTGCGTGCCTGAGTTCGACACTTACGTGTTCGCTACTCTGGCCGCTTCCGCGACCGCGCACGGCAACTACGCCACCACGGCGATCACGAAGACCAATGCTTATGAGCAGTTCCTCAACGGCATGGAGGCGCTCGGCAACGCCAACGTCCCGGATCAGGGCCGCGTGTGCTTCTGCTCCTACCGCTTTGCGAACCTGATCAAGCAGGACAGCGCCTTCATGCGCTACGGCGACGCCACCCAGGACATGCTCGTCAAGGGCGTCATCGGTGAGGTCGACGGCTGCAAGATCGTGAAGGTTCCGTCGAGCAGACTGCCCGCGGGCTGCGCGTTTATCATCACGCACCAGGTTGCCGCGACGGCGCCGAAGCAGCTCGAGGATTATAAGATCCACGACAACCCTCCCGGAATCTCCGGTTGGCTCTGCGAAGGCCGCATGATCTACGACTGCTTTGTCCTCAACGAAAAGGCCAAGGCCGTCTACTATCACGGCTCCCAGGCTGTGCTGAAGATCCTGAACGTGGGTACGGCCGCAACGGATACCGGCAAGACCACTATCCTGGTTGAGCCGGGCACGATGGAGGGCAGCAAGCGTTACTACATGACCGCAGCGAAGGCCTCTGCGCTGACGGCGGTTACTTACGGTACCGCAATCACGACCTCTGGTTGGACGGCCATGTCCGCGGCTACCGGCGTGGAGATCACCCCGACCTCCGGCCATACGGCCGTGCGTGTGGTTGAGGTTGACGCCGAAGGTAGGCCGATCGCTGTCGGTGATGCCATCATCAACCTCGGCTAAGACTGAGGAGGAGCCCTTTTCGGAGGGCTCCTTTTGTGCGCCGGGCCCCAGTGGGCGCAGAAGAGATGGGGGCTTTTCCTCCTTGCCTTTGTCCTGCGTGGCGGTGGAACTCCGCCGCCCGGTCAATTTTTATTAGAAACGGGGAATGTGCTTATGACATACGGCGAAGTCCGGGATCGCGCACTGAAGCTGGTCAACCAGTATTCACTGGCCGGAGCGCAGATCGCGGAGAGCTACAACAATCAGGCGGACTATGTGATGCGCGTCCCCGAGCTTGTGGATGACGCCCAGATGATCATCGCCTCCGGGCCGCGGCCCATTCGGGAATCAAAGGTGCTGGAGCGCAGCCAGGCAAAGGACTACGGCGAATTGCTGGAGTACCGACTGCCGGTTGACCTCATGCAGATCGCACCCGGCGGTCTTTTGGTGCTGGACGGCGAACGGTTTTATTACGAGAGCGGGTACGTGCAGCCGGACGACAAGCGAATCTTGCTGCCGCGGAGCATTACAGGCACGATCCGACTGGAGTATTACCGCCGCCCCCGGCAGATTACGCCGGATCAGGAGGATGCGGACGAACTGGACAACAGTCTCTTGACGCACAACGCGATCCCTTACTACGTCGCGGCGCACCTGGTGATGCAGGATGACGCCTTTGCGTATTCCGCGCTGTATAACGAGTGGCAGAACCAGCTCAACGGCATGTACCAGCGCCCGCAGCCGCATCGTGGGCGGGTTCAGAACGCCTATGGGGACTTTTACAATGTGTGACCGCGCGCGTGGTAGACAGGGTTAGAGAGGGGGCGCATTTTTATCGCACGCAGCTACTATGTGAATCTCAGCGCCTTGCCGGATCCGAAGAAGGAATACACGCAGCGCTTTGAGAACTTGGCGGGTGGATTGAACCTGCGTGATTTGGATTATCTGCTGAAGCCGAACGAGAGTCCGGAGATGAAAAACCTGAACTGGCATGACGGCGTGCTCGCCTGCCGGGATGGTCAGACGCTTTTGTCAAAGTCTCATGGGCAGGTGTATGCCTGCGCGGAAGAGCCGTTCCACGGGAAGCTGATTTGCCATTGCGGGTCGTCACTTTATGCGGTTACGCCGGAAACGAAGTCGTGGCTTCCGCTTCTTGCGGGGGTCGGGCAGACGCGCGGAACCTTTTTCCGGTACAACGAGTTTTTGATGTACAAGAATCGCGGCGGCTATTATAAAATCTCGTATCGCGCGAGTGGGGGATCCGTATATGCGGAGTCGATCTGTTCGGACACGGATCGGTCGAAGGCTTTTATCCCGACCATTCAGATGAACACGGATCCGAAGACCGGTGCGGGCGACTTGTATCAGCCGGAGAACCGATTGTCTGCCTACAAGAAGGTGTGCTTTAACGCCGCTGCGGGCGTGACCGAGTATCATCTCCCGGTACAGGCGATCGACGAGGTGCGTTCCGTTACGGTGTCTGGCTCCCTGCAAGCCCCCGAGACGTATACAGTAAACGCCGGGGCCGGGACAATTACCTTCGCCGAAGCGCCGACGGTATCGAACCCGCCGGAGAACAACACCGTGGTGATCCTTTACCGCAAGGAGAATCCGGACGCTTACAATAGCATCATGGACTGCGCATACGCGGCTGTTTTTGGCGGCAACCGAGATCTTTGTGTTGTGCTGGGCGGCTGCCCGGCGCAGCCGAACGCTTATTTCTGGTCTGGCAACACGCAGCTCGCGATGGATCCGACCTACTTCCCGATGAGCCATTACAATCTCGCGGGGGATGCGAGTGACGCAATTACGGGTTTTGGCAAGCAGCAGAATATGCTGATTATTCTTCAGGAGCATTCGGTCGGTCGGGCGACCTACGGCACGGAGAAGATCAACGAGCGCGAGCAGATCACGATGAACTATACGCGCATTAACAGCCGCATCGGCTGCGACTTGCCGTGGACGATTCAGTTGGTGGAGAACAATCTGGTGTTCTGTAACCGCCGGGACGGCGTGCACTTGGTGCGGGACAGCTCGGCTGCCTACGAGAACAACATCGTCTGCATCAGCCGGAAAGTGAACGGCGATACGTATCGCCACGGGCTGACGTGGGCACTGCGGCAGGCGGATGCCGATCTGGTCTGTTCGGTGGATACCGACCGGAAATATCTTGTGGTGTATCAGGGAGAGGCCTATGAGTGGGATTACACGTTGAGTGAGTACCAGAACCCGACGTGGTTTTACCATACGAACATCAAGGCCGTGTGTTTTGCACATCTGAGTGAGCAGCTCTGGGAGTTCGGTACAAGCGGGCTTTACAAGTTTGAGCGATCTTTTATGGATGACACAGAAGCGATCGAGAAGGTGTACCGGTTTCCGACTCAGCACTTCGGTTCTTACGATCGGTTGAAAACCGTGAAGAGTGTGGTGTTCTCTACGAGGGCGGACGCAAATACGCGCACGCGCATTACTTGGGGCTGCGACTACGGCACCCGGGAGGATGCGAGCCCAATCATCGCCGACGCCTATCGGCTGGTGCCGCGTGACCTGAGACGCCGCGCGCTGGGCGGTGGCCTGTACGCGCGGGTGGCGCGCCGCAAGCCGGGGTACCACAATATCCACCACTTCACAATGACTCTTTCTAATGACGACGTCGGTAAGGATCTTTCGATCGTATCGGCGCAAATTTTTTACGTATTTTGCGGGAGGACACGCTGATGGAAATTCCAAAACTGAAATTCACGAAGCTGTGGACGAACCACGATGACTTCCCCACAGTGGAGACACGGGAGGAGGTCGTCCGCAGTGATATGCAGTTGCTGTTCAACGAGATCCGGGACTACATCAACGCGATTCTGTCCGGGGTGGTGTCTACGCTCGGCGACACCTTGGCCGCGTTGCAGGGAAAATCCGGCGCGGGGCGGATCGGATTTCTGAAAACGGCCGCCATTGACCGAGAAAATGTGCAGGATGCGATTGAGTGTGTTCAGGCGCAGCTCGTAAATGTGTCCCAGGGCGGCATCGCTGATGGGGCCGTAACGTCGGAAAAGGTTGCAACGGGCGCGATCGGTACAGCGGCAATCGCGGATGCGGCCGTTACCTATGACAAGATCAAGGATAAAGCCGTTGGCAGCGCAAAGCTGGCGGACAATGCGGTGTCTGCGCAAAAGATTGCCACGAACGCCGTGCAGGAACGCCAGATCTTCGACGGATCGGTGACGCAGAGTAAGCTCGCCGCGGAGAGCGTTTCGACGGCGAAGCTTGTTGCCAACGCTGTAACGCCTGAGAAGCTCGCTCAGAGCGCAGTCACGACGGAAAAGATTGCGACCGGAGCTGTGACCGGCGAGAAAGTGCCGTACAAGGCGCTGGTAACAAACGTAGACCTCTCGACCGAAGTGATCTCCAGCGGAAAGGTGTGCAGCGTGAGTACCGCTGTGTTCCGGCATATGCGTGCGATCGGAATGCTGTTCTGCTCGCTTTACATGACCGGGCTTGCGGAAGCAGACGTCGGGCACGACATCGTGGTCGGGTTCTCCGGCGGTGAAGCCTATCAGCGGCCGGGAACGGATGCAGGGGCGGACGGAATGCTGCGAGATCCTGCGGCGTCTGTGCTGACGGCGCGGATCGTATACAAAGACGTACAGGGCTGGGACGTGTGGGTGGACAGCCCGAGCGTCCGCTTTAACTCCGGCGGGCAGCTCGTGGTGCCGATCCCGGAAGGTGTGCGGGCGTCCGGTAACTGCAAGATCTACGTGTCCGGCTGGTACATGGCGTGAGGTGAAAAGCAATGGCATACATCAAACGCGGTGAAGCAAAAATCATCCCCGTGCGTGTGAAGTTCAACGATATGAACGTGTTTCCGCTTGGTAATGTGGATGAGATCGCGTTCAAGCTCGGCGACAGTGTGCGCAAGACGTGGCCGGACGCGGTGCGGTACGACACCGCGAATGACCGGTTCCTGCTGGTACTGACGCAGGAAGACACGCTGTCCCTCGACGTGGGGCAGGCGGAGCTGGAGATCACCTGCAACTTCAAGGGCGCGGGCAACATCCTGAAGCCGAAGAAAAACCCGAAAATCAAAGTGCTGGACTGCACGGACGAGGAGCTGATGGAATGAGCGACAGAATCGAAGCCGAGATCCTCGATGTGTTTGGAGAAGAAGTAGATGCGGCTGTTGACACGCCGCTTGTCGTGATCGAAGGCCCAAAGGGTGATCCCGGCAAGGACGGCGTATCGCCTACAGTATCGACCGCTGCCACAACCGGTGGCACGAAAGTGACCATTACGGACGCAAAAGGTTCGCATGAGTTCGTAGTAAAAGACGGAGCGAAGGGCGCTGACGGCTCGAATGGCAAGGACGGAACGAACGGTAAAGATGGCGCGGACGGCAAACCGGGAGCTGCTGGTGCGGACGGCATCACGCCGCACATTGGCAGCAACGGCAACTGGTATCTCGGCGATACAGATACCGGTGTATCAGCGGGTGGCGGCACTGCCGATGCTGTTCAGTATACTGCGCAGACGCTGACTGACCCGCAGCAGGGTCAGGCACGAAAGAACATCGGCGCACTTGGCCACAATAGTCCTCAGGTTCAGGGGTATATGACTTTGACCCCTGCAAACGAAACGCTTGGGCATGGCGTTGGTCTGTCTCCGTCCGGAAGTGGATATGATTACACGCTTGACATTTCAGAAGTTGATACGCAAGAGCCCACAAAGCTTACTGGCGTGAAAACGCCCACCGACGCAGACACCAATGCAGCCGCGACCGTCGAATACGTTAAGGCTAAGGTTGCAAGTGGCGGCGTTACGCCGCACATCGGCGACAATGGCAACTGGTATATCGGCCAGACCGACACCGGCAAGCCGTCACGCGGAGAAAAGGGAGCGGACGGTGCGCCCGGCATCTACTACGGCACGACGCAGCCGACCGGCGACACACACCCGGTGTGGATTGACCAGGGCGGCGACCATGATGACGGTGGCCTGCTTCCCGAAGTAACGGCTGCTGACAACGGCAAATTCCTGCGCGTGGTTAATGGTGCATGGGCAGCGGCTGCAATCAACGACGCGAATGGGGTGAGTTTCTAATGGCGGAATATCTTGCAAAATCCGAAGACCTGACCGCAGTCGCAGACGCTATCCGCGCCAAAGGCGGCACGGATGCGCAGCTTACGTTTCCGGACGGTTTTGCAGCCGCGGTGCAGGCGATTCCCACTGGCACCTCCATCACGGACGGCATCGTCGTCAAGGAGCGAAATGCGGACGGCTATGCGACAGTAGTGGACTTTTACGGGACTGATATACATGTGGCGCAGTTTTACGGCGGCAGCGAGTACACGGCTGCACAAATCACGCCTTTCAAGCATTTGACAACAATTAACACAAAAAACGCCATAAAATCCATCGGCAGTTACGGGCTTTCCGGCCTCCCAAATTTGCAACCGCAAGGCTTGGATCTATCGCACGTGCAGGAGCTTGATGGGCTAAGATTTGATACAGGTGCAAACGCCGAGACTTTCCCCGTCCACTGTCCAGCTTGCACGAAGCTTGTGAGTAATGGGTGTAAAGGCAGCGGTATTACATCAGCGGAGCTGCCGGAGCTGACGGAAATCGGCAACGCGGCTTTTGCGGAGTGCAAGCGCATAAAGGTAATCTCAATTCCCAAAATCACGAAACTTGGCCAATACACATCTTCCATGTTTAAAGGATGTGTCTTGTTGGAAAACGTTGAGGTCGGAAGCGTCGGCTACCCTGTCGTATCTTGGGGGTCTAAGAATTTTGATGGGTGCACGCAATCCGGACTCATCGTGACGCTGTATACAACTGGCGAAAAAGTTGATGCGTTGAACGCAAGCATCCGAGATGGGGCTACCAATGCAACGATCATCATCAAGGCGGCCGCGGATACGACCTACAACGGCGCTGCCTATGCGGCTGGCGACACCATCCTGACATCGACACCGGAGGCGAGCACATGACACAGCGACATATCATCTACACATACGGCGACGGCACAAAGCGCAGCCGCATCAATCTCGTGGCAGACAGCGGCAAGCTGCTTACCAGCGACGGCGGTGAGACGGTATACACCTGCGTGGACGTGGACACGACCGACGGCTGGACGGAGATTGATGCGCCAGGCGAGGAGATCAGCGACACAGAGGCGCTGCGAATTATCACGGGAGGTGCAACATGACGAGAGCAGGAGCGATAGCCTACCGCACCAAAATCGAAGCGGCAGCAAGTACCATGACCGACGAGGTAGCATTGACCGCCGTTGAACTATTCCCAGCGTGGGCGGCTGGTAATGCCTATGCCATCGATGACAGGGTGCGGTACAACGGCAAGCTGTACAAATGCGTTCAGGCGCACATATCACAAGTTGACTGGACGCCGGACGCGACCCCGGCACTGTGGGTTGCTGTCAGCGTGGACACATGGCCGGAGTGGGTACAGCCGACCGGCGCACACGATGCGTATAACCGGGGCGACAAAGTCAGTTACAACGGCAAGCGCTACATTTGCACAGCCGACGCAAACGTCTACGCGCCGGGCGTGTACGGATGGGAGGCAGCGACATGAGCACGCCAATTTGCAAAGTGTGGGATGCCGAGCAAGGCAAATACGTCGGCATTCCGGCAATCAAAGGCCCAAAGGGCGACCCCGGCGTACCCGGCGTACCCGGCAAGGACGGCATCACGCCGACGATCGGATCAAACGGAAACTGGTATCTCGGCACGACCGACACCGGCAAGCCGTCACGCGGAGCAACCGGTACACCCGGCAAGGATGGCGCGGGCATGGACATTACCGGCGCAACGGTCGGCCAGATCGCCAAGATCGCAGCCGTGGACGCATCCGGTGTGCCAATCGCGTGGAGCCCGGCGGATATGCCGTCAGGCGGCGGCTCTGCCGACGCTGTTCTGCACACCGCGCAGACTCTCACCGAAGCGCAGCGGATTCAGGCGCGAAAGAACATCGGCGCACTTGGCGCTGTTACTCCGACTATCAGGGGCGGCTTGTTTGTGCTTGAATCTGACCCCGCCGGAACTCCTATTCAGGTGCAAGCTTTGGGCTACCAGCAGAGCGCGACAGGCGAGGAATACTCAGAGCTGTCTATCACTGACACGTCGCCTCAGGCTACAAGCGACCAGATTATCATTAGCGGCCTAGCTGACTTCGGCGATGCGGAAGCGGTCGGACGGACAGATACCGCAGTATCGTATGCCCAGCTACTTGGTTACACAAAGCCACTAACTCTCAATTACGCCAATGGACAGGCCACCGGCGCGTCATACGCTGACATCCGCAAGGCAATCACGCGCGGGCGTCAGATTAAACTGGCCGTTGCAAATACGCCTGATATTATCGCCTCTAACGCCAAAAATGAAACCGATAAGTGTGTCTTGAGGTTTATCCATACGGACGTCGGTGGTGACGCCGTCAACATCACGCAGTACACTGTGACGGCGCAGGCGAGCGGTCTGACTGTGAATGTGAAATCGCACGAGATCGCGGATGGGAGCGAGGTGAGCTACTGATGAAAAAGCTCTACGAAGAAGCCTCCGTGCAGGACATCGCCGACGCCATCCGCGAGAAAACAGGCGGTGCAGAAACGTACAGGATCGCGCAGATGGGCGCGGCGGTGCGCAGCATCCCGGACGGCGATCAGATCGCCCACGCTGACATCCCGGACTACGTCAAGGACGGCGTGCTCACGCTGGCGCAGAAGGTGCAGGCCGTGAAGACTGCGTCGAGCATCGTCTTTGTGACGGTCGCTGATGCACACCACGCAACTGACGAATCCACGGGCTGGAAGGCAAACATCGACACCGGAAACATGGACGCCTGCCGCGCGATCAAGGCGCTGTCGCACGTGATCCCGCTGGATTTCGCGGCGTTTTTGGGCGATCTCACCTTCGGGTACAAGACGACCACGGCGGCGCAGTTCGAGGCGCAGTGCAGGGAGTTTCACCGCTGGATCGAGGAGGGCCTGCGCGGCATCCCGCAGCTCTGGACGCCCGGAAACCACGACACGGGCGAATACTTCGCAGCCGAGACCGGAAGCCTCACGAATCTGTACGGCGCGGCGCTGATCCGGAAGTATTTTTCCGACTACAACGCGGGCGCGGTCTACGGCAGCGCACAAGCCGGATACTGCTACCGGGATCTTCCCGGAAAGAAGCTGCGCATCATCAATCTCAACACCGTCGAGGGCGAGATCACCGGCGGAGAAACCGCGACCAACGCGCTCTCGGAGGCACAGCTGCTGTGGTTCGCGCAGACGCTTGCCGACCTCGGCAGCAAGGCGGACAGCGCGGCGTGGGGCTTTGTGATCCTCGGACACTACCCGCTGGACTGGGGCAGCGCGCGGGCGGGCGGCAAGGTGCTCAAGGCGTATCTGGACGGCGGCAGCGTCACGATCGGCAGCGAGACGGTCTCCTTCGCGGGGAAAAACGGCGCGGTCTGCTACGGGAATTTCCATGGGCATCTGCACAACTTCAAGACATCCAGGATCTACGTTGTGCCGGACAACGTTTCCCAGTCCGACCCGCCGACGCAGCAGATGGCAGCGCTGCGCATCTGCTGCCCGTCCGCCAACTACTACCGGACGAACGAGGTGGGCGATAACAACCGGCTGGACAGCAACCAGATCGAATTCGGCGAGGAGACGACCCACAGCAAAGCACCAGGTGTGACCGACACGGCCTTCACCGTCAACGTCATCAATCCGGCGGAGAAAAAAATCTATTCGTTCTGCTACGGCGCGGGCTACGACCGAACGCTGTCGTTCGATTTCACGGTGGTCATGCGCACCGTCAAGACGACGCTCACCGGCTGCACCGGCAGCAACGCCGCGGCCGCCGTCGAAGACGGCACGGCATACACGACCACGCTGACACCGAAAAACGGGTACACCTTCGACACCGTCACGGTCAGCATGGGCGGTACGGACATCACAGCGACGGCATACAATGCCGCGACCGGCGTGGTGTCCATCGCGCGCGTGACTGGGGACATCACCATCACGGCGACCGCGTCAAAGCCTGTGACGTACACAAACCTTGTACCCACGGCTGTTGACAGCAGCGGCGCGTCCATGCCGTATCAGAATGGATACAACCTATCATCGTCCGGAAACGCGCAGAGTGGCAGCGGATTTGTGACGACCGGCTTCATTCCGCTGCCCGGCAATGTGACGAAGCACATCTACCGCATCGCCGGTGAGGGGATCGTGTTCTCGAAGGCGGAAGCGTATTGCCGCGTTGGATGGTATGACAGCACATTCCAGCTGCTTAAAACCGTCATTCCGGCAAACAAGATCGACGTCAGTGTGTATTTCCCGAGCAGCATCCCGGAGAGCACCACGGCCATGACGTTTCAGGTGACGGAAGCAGCGAGCAATGTGCCCGCCTCTGCGGCGTATTTTCGCGTGAGCGCAAAGGGCAAGGGCGAGAACCTGATCATCACGCTCGACGAACCGATCGAATAAGGAGGAGATGGAATGCAGATCATTCCGGCGTTTGTGACGCAAAACAAGTGCTATCAGGCGGGCGCACCGCTGACGCCGCGCGGCATCATGCTGCACAGTGTCGGAACGCTGCAGCCATCGGCGGCGGTGTTTGCGCGCAGCTTTAACCAGTATCAGCCGGGCGGCGTGTCTGTCTGCGTGCACGCGTTCGTACAGGCGGATGGCACGGTATATCAGACGCTGCCGTGGGAGATGCGCGGCTGGCACTGCGGCGGGAGCGCCAATTCTACGCACATCGGGGTAGAGATGACCGAGCCGAGCGCGGGCATGACACGCAGCGAGGCAGCGGAGCAGATCGCGGGCACGTACCGCACGGTGGTGGAGCTGTTTGCTGAGCTGTGTAAACAGTACGAACTTGACCCGGCACAGGATGGCGTCATCATCGGGCACGCCGAGGGACACCGACGCGGCGTGGCGAGCAACCACGCAGACCCCGAGTTGCTGTGGCGCACATATGATATGGGCTACACGATGGACGGTTTCCGCGCGGATGTCGCGGAGGCGATGAACGAAAATGACGACAAGGAGGACGATGACATGATTAGGTATACTACGATTGATGATGTGCCGAGTTGGGCGCAGGACACGGTGCGCGCGCTGGTGGATGCGGGTGCACTCGGCGGCGTGGGCGGCGGCAATCTGGATCTGTCCATGGATATGATCCGTGGCCTTGTGGTCGGCGCCAAGTACGCAGCGGCACGCAACCCCCGGTACGAGACGATCAAGGACGTGCCCGGCTGGGCGCAGGCGGGCGTGCAGCGTCTTGTGGATCGTGGCGCACTGAAAGGCACTGGCGGCGGGAAGCTGGATCTGTCGCTGGATATGCTGCGCACGCTGCTGGTTACGCAGATGATGATCGACGAAAATAAGTGATGGAGGGGTAGTACATATGAACATCAATTGGAGAGTACGTATTCGCAACAAGAACTTCTGGCTGGCGCTGATCCCGGCGCTGCTTCTGCTGGTGCAGGTGGTGGCCGCCCCGTTCGGCTACAAGTGGGATTTCGGTGTTCTGAATCAGCAGCTTGCAGCGATCATCAACGCGGTGTTTGCTGTGCTGTCGATCATCGGCGTGGTCACTGACCCGACCACCGCCGGTACCGCGGATAGTGCGCGGGCAATGACTTACACCGAACCCAGACAGGATGATACCCGCCGATGAGTCTCTCAGTAGTAATTGCGCTGGGTGGCGTGATGCTCAGCATCATCGGCGCTACTTGGCGGCTATGCGTGATCGTGACGCAGGCGACGGATGCGGTGAAGGCCTTGACGGAGCGCATACAGCACATGGACAACGACAACCTGCGAGATCATGCGGAGATGCGCAGGCAGCTCAACGGCCACGAGAGCCGCATTTCGAAACTCGAGCGACGAACATAAGGGAGTGATTGCGCGATATGGCACAGACGAATACGCCCGTCAGCGCGGACGATCAGAAGAAAATCGACGCTTTCGGCGAGCAGTGGAAGGCGGCACAGGCAGCCGGAGACAAAGCAGGTATGGACGCAGCACACACGGGCGCGGAGAATATCCGCGCCCAGTACGGTTATTCTGGGGGCGGCGACGGGAGTGGGCATCACCCGCTTGAAATGACGATTCCTACAGCCGGAGCGGGCGCTACGCAGGCGGGTATGAACTCGCAGACGACGCAGGAGCGTTCCGGGAAGATCTATCAGGTTCAGGCCAATGGCCGCGCACCGCAGGGGCTGGGCGTGGGCGATCAGGTCGTGACGGGAGGCGGCACATATTCCATCCTGTCTGTGAACCCGGACGGCACGTACAAAAGCAAACTCGTAAATGCCGACCAGACCACGCAAAATTACACCGGAAGCTACAACTCTACGACGGCTCCGACTGGCCGCTACTACCGAGTTGGCGCGGATGGAAAATCCCCGTCGGGTCTGAAGGCGGGCGACCAGGTTGTTACCGGTGGTGGTACCTATATCATTGAGGGGTTTAATGAGGATGGCAGCTACCGGGCGACGCTGGTAAATAAGGCGCAGACCTCGCAGACCTACCGCGGGGAGTATGCGACACCGGGGGTTAACCTGGAGAACCCGACGAAGGACCTGAAGGCGATTCTAGATCAGTGGTTTGAGACGTCGAAGAACCAGAGCAACCAGCAGATCGACTATGCGACGGAGAAGGGCACGACCGAGCTGAACCGTGCGCTGGAGGACGCTGCGCCCCGGTTTCAGACACAGCGAAATCAGCTTGCGGCAAACGAAGCCCGAGCGCTGGATAACTCGGCTCTGTACGCAGAGGCGCGCGGCGACCGAGGCGGTATCGGCCGGGCGCAGTACAACGAGATCCAGTCGGCAGCTTTGCAGAACCGGCAGGCAATCAACGCCGCTCAGACGAAGCTCGCAACGGATACCGCTCGCCAGATCGCTGACCTGCGTGCTCAGGGCGAGTTCGAGAAGGCGGACAACCTCCTGAAGCTGACCCAGCAGAAGCTCAGTCAGCTCATGTCTCTGGAGCAGTGGGGCGCTCAGTACGCCATGAGTCAGGAGCAGATGCGCCAGTCTCTGGAGCAGTGGCAGAAGGAGTACGAGCTGAACAAAGCCAACGTAACAGGTTTCTTTACGGACGGCACCCCAACTCGCGCGGCGGCCGAGTCTGCGCGTGAGGCTTCTGCCAGTATCGCTTCAGCATTGTTGCAGGCGGGTATCATGCCGAACGAAGAGCAGCTCAAGGCGCTGGGTATGACCGCCGAGCAGGCGCAGAGCTATATAACGGCGTTGAGCTTGCAGGCGGCGGCAAAGGCAGCCTCTCGCAACCGGAGCCGGAGCCCGAGTCCGAGCGACCAGACGCCCAGCGACGAAACGGATCCGTCTTCGGCGAAGGACTACACCGTGGATTCTACCGGAAACGCCAGTGTGATTCCGGCGCGCAGCTTGAGCTGGAATCAGGATGAGGGTACGTTTGTTTGGAATGGTAAAACCTACTCGAAGGTGTCGGATCTGGTGAACGCTTGGAACAACGCGTCACTGAGCGATGAGGATGAGGCGGTGCTGCGGCGTAAGTTTAAGTCACAGACCGGTGTTGATCTGAGCAAATACGGGTATTAAAGGAGTTTGGCATGGCCGATACGAGGAGAAAAAACAGATTCGGCAGCGGCAATGGCGGCGACATCTCTGCCGCCATCCGCCAGAACACCGAGGCACAAAGCCGAGCAGCGTTGCAGAACGGTACACTGCCGGTGTGGAAGGGGCCGTCGCCGAGTAAGAGCGGCACGGGCGCAACAGCGGGGAACGCCGCAATCCTGCCCGGCAGCGACGCGTTTCAGCCGAAGGAGAAGACGACGCTCGGTGATGTGCTGAGCAATCCGATGTACTATGCGGAGAAAGTTGTTTCTGCGCCTCTTGATGCGCTTCAGTCCGGCCTGAAAGATATGTTCAGCGGGGCGAAGAAACAGGAGGCAAGGCTGAATACAAACCAGCAGATGCAGGAGGCGGCGACGCCCAGCAAGGCTAAGCTCGCGGAGGGGACGATTGTCAAGGGCGCGGATCAGGCGGTGTCTGGCATTACGGCTACGCTGGACTGGCTGATCGGCAACCCGTTGAAGTCTCTGGGCTGGGAGTCAAACCCGATCTCAGAGTGGAACAAATACGTTCAGACGAACAAGGAAGCGAACGAGGTCTACTACGCGAAGAACCTGGCGAACGGTTCGAAGGCGCAGAAGATCGTGGACGAGTATGGCTCGGCGACGGTAGCGGCTATCCCCCAAGCAATCGTCGCCATGATGACCGCCGGGTCTTCTCTCGGTGCCCAGGGGGCGGGTGCACTCACCGCAGGCGGTACTCAGCTCGCCGGTGCAGAAGCAACCGCTGCGGCGAGCGCGGCGATGAATGCGTCAAAAGTTGCATCCGCTGCAAATACAATTCGAAATGTTACAACGACGATGGCAAAGGACAAGAATTTCTGGGCGTCTTTTGCGCAGGTCGCCGGTCAGGGCTATCAGGACGCGAAGGCCGATGGCGCCAGCGAGTGGGAGGCCAATATGTTCGCGTTGGCGAACGGCATTGGCAACGCTGCAATCGAAGTTGGCGGAGGTATCCAGACCCTGCCGGTGGAGCTTCGGGCGGGGAAAAAGGGCCTGCGCGCCTGGATTACCAGCGCCGCAGAGGAGGGCCAGGAAGAGGTCGTTCAGGGCGTTCTCGAGAGGGCGCTGCAAAATTTGGTCTATGACCGGGGCAACCCGATTGCATCCGTTTCGGATGAGAACGCCGTGCTGAACCCCGTTACGTCTGCAAAAGAATTCGCGGGCGGCTTTGTCGTCGGCGGCGTTCTGGGTGGCGGGCAGACGCTCGCAAGCAAAGCCCTGACCCCATCGGCCGGTCGTGGCAAGACGGCGGGCGTCCGTGGTGCGGTCGCAGGGCAGAGCGCGATTGACCGGCAGATCAATTACAGCTTGGTTGAGCTGGGCTTGAACTACGCCGAAGGCTCTAAGAGCCGAGCAATCGCTGAGGACATGGCGGCGAAGCTGGACGCGGCGGAGGACATGACCAAATCCGGTGTGACGGCGAAGGACTACGGCCGCCTGCTGCGGACGATGCAGTCCGAGCAGAGCGCCCGGCCCGACCTGAGCCACAAGACGACGGCGCGCGTGGTGAATGAGGACGGCAAGGTTGTTACCCAGATGAGCTCGGTCGCCGAGGCATTCCGCACGCAGGGCGACACGGCACCGGTCGCGGTGGAAAAGGCGCAGATCCTTGAACGGATGATGTCCGGCGAGCAGGTCAGCAACAAGCAGCTCGAGCAGCTCGGGCTGCGCGACAAGAACACTCAGGCCGTCCTGACGCAGCTCACCGGTGTAGAGGTGCCGCAGAACGCGACGAACAGTCAGCTCCGTCAGGTGTTTCGTGCTGCGGCCGAGACCGCCGTGGAGGCGAAAAAGGCAGAGCAGGCGCTGGGGCGTTCCGTTGCTCAGGCGCAGGTGGCTGTGGAAAAGGCACAGGCCGAAAACGCTGCCCGCGCGGATGAAGCGGCCGCATCGCTCATGAGCGATGCGCAAGAGCGCGTTGCGAAGGAAAGCACCGCGGGTACGAACACGGCCGCTGCGGCTGAGGCTGCGGCTGAGGCCGATCGCGGCATCATGGTTCGAGACGGACAGTATATCAGCCGCGAGGACTTTTTGGAGTACGCCGAAAACTATCTCAAGGAGCGAGGCCTGCCAGCTACTCCGGAGCAGGTTGAAGCCCTGTATGAGAGAATGAAACAGTATAACACCGACAACGGCCCGCTGGTTGCGAGCGAGGAGGCGAAGGCGGAGAACGCTTTTTCCGTGGACGGTACCGCAGACGCAACGCCGGTTCGAGAGCCCGGCAGCGCTACGAAAGAGCAGCAGTGGACGGCGCGCTTGGTGGCGGACTCCTTGCAGCATCTCGGCGTGAAAGCGGTCGTATTCGACGGAGCAAAGCTCGGCAGCGCGAACGCCATGATCGCCGACGGTACGATTTATCTCAATGAGCACAAGCTCGGCAGTCAGCGCATGATCACGTGGGCGATCGGTCATGAGCTGGTACATCCGGGGGCGAATTCGGATGCGAACCTCGTCAGCACGATCATCGGGGCGTTCGACAAGCTGTCGATGAGCGGCGCGCTGACCGAAACGATGCAGTCGCAGGTGGACAATCTGGACGCACTCATCGCGGAAAAGACGGACGTTTACAAGCGATACCTCGTGCAAGAGCGCGGCATGAGCCAGCAGCAGGCGGATAAGATCGTGACGGAGGACTACGTGCGCGAGGAGATCGCGGCGGACTGGATGGGCGAGGTGTTCGCCAGCCAGAATACGCTGGAACGTCTGGCCGGTATTGAGCCGGGGCTCGTGACGAAGGCACTGCGCGCGCTGGCGAATATCCGCGCACATGGTGAGACGGCTCTGCTCAAGGGCGGCAAGGATAATTCCACCGCCACCCGACGTTTGGACGGACTGGAGCAGCGGCTGAAATCCGCGCTGGAACGGGCGGAAATGACCTCGCGTGCGCCCGCGCGGCCGGAGGCGGAAAGCATTGACACAGCAGGAAAAACTGCGTATAATGAGACCGTGGAAGGCGAATCGCAGACTGCGGAAAAAACGCAGAGCGCCACCCCCGAGAAGCCCAAAGCCAGCCCGGAGCTGCAATCGGCGATCGACCGGTTGACCGCGGGTGAGGATGTGAGCCGGGAGGAGATCGACCGTATTCCGGAGGTAGCCGAAGTTCGTGCGCTGCCGAAGATGAATACCGCCGACATCCAGACGCCGGAGCGCCAGAAGCTCCGGTCGGAGGTGCTGGAACAGCTTTACCAGCGCGGCAGCTATTCCAGCGAGACGCACGACTACACCGGCGAGATCGCGCAGGAGCGGCGCGCCGATATCGTCATCGGTGCACCCGCGGCGGGTAAATCCTCCGTGCTGGTGGATCCACTTTCTGAACAGCACAAGTCCCGTGTGATCGACAGCGATGATGCGAAGAAGCTGCTGCCGGAATACGACGAGGGCAAGGGCGCCGGTAACGTTCATCGTGAGAGTTCGATGATTCGCAATGACCTACTCGTGCGGGCAATTGAAAACGGAGATAACCTCGTTTGGCCGACCGTCGGGGACAAGCTGGATAAGCTGCTGCGCGACATCCAGAATTTCCGCGACAACGGATACTCGGTGTATCTGCACCTGAATGAACTGTCGGCGAGTAAGGCGACCGGCCGCGCGCTGGGACGCTACCTCTCGGAGGGGCGGTTTGTCGACCCGGAGGTCGTGCTGAAGGTTGGCGACAAGCCGACGCAGAACTATAATTACATTCGCCAGCAGGAGGGATTGATTGATGGATACTCGCACTACTCGAATGATGTCCCAAGAGGAGAAAAGCCAATCCTCTACGAAGCAGGAGACACAGGGCGATCTCTGGAAGGAGATCGCGGAAGAGGGCTACGACAGTCTGGACGGAGCATGGGAGACGCTCGCGCAGAGACGGAAGGCCCGCGAGACGGAAAGCGCTACAGCGTCGACAGCGCCGATTATCGAGGACGGGAAGACGCTGGACGAACTGGTGAAGGACGATCCGATCGGCGAGCACCTGACGAAGTGGTTTCGGTCGCAGGGCGCGACAGATCAGGAGATCTGGCAGTTCATGATCGAGAACTAACTGAAGCCGTTCGCCGAGAAGCGGCAAAGCACGGTGCGCCGGATCTGGGGCTGCGCGGGACGACGGATTACGAAGCCTTCTCGGAAGCGCTGGATGCGGCCCGCACAGCGAACCGCAACGGCGCGATGGTCGACCCGCAGAGCGTGAAGGAGCTGACCGAACACGGCGCAAAAACCTTCCTGAATGCGGACGGTACGGCGGGCGTAGCGGTGGAAAGCGACGGCAACATCGTCGGCGTGTTCAAGAATCCGAGCAACCGCACGCGCAAGGCGGCATTTGATCTCCTGCTCAACGCGATCGCAAACGGCGGCGACCACCTGGACTGCTATGTGCTTCAGCCAGAAGTAAATCCGACCAACCTTGGAGGTATCTATGCACAGCTCGGCTTTGAACCGGTCGCCTATCTTCGCTTTAACCGTGAGTATGCAGACCCGAGTTGGGACTATGACTCGTTTGGCGAACCGGACGTGGTCATGTGGGTGCACAACGGCGATTCCGTTGAAACCGTGGCAGAACGAATCAATACGTACCCCGACTACTCGCCCGCGCAGATCCGCGAGACGTGCAAAGAGTTTACCGACTATGATGAGGCCAAAGCCTACCAGAAAGAACAGATAGAAATGCGAAAGACCGCACAGGCATCTGAGGACGCCGGTGCGGTTTCTGTTTCGGGTGATCTTCGGTATTCGGTTGGTGACTTTTCCGAGCAGGTCGACAAGGCACTGAATGGCGAGTGGGATCGCTACAACGCACTGTACGTTGGGGAAACCTCTCCGCTGATGGAAGAGCTCGGCTTGAAGCAGCTTCCGGTGCTGATGACGTCGAAGCATTTGAACGACATCGTTGCCGAAAAGAGCAGCAGCGACCGACGCAAACACGGACTTACCCCGGATCAGGTGAAGTCGCTGGGTGGCATCCTGTCCGACCCCGCGATGGTGTTGGACTCGGCGCAGCGCAACGACGCGATCGTGTTCGTGTCCGATCAGACCGACGCGGATGGGCTGCCGATCGTTGCGGCAATCCGGCCGAACGGCAGCGGCGTGTACGAGATGACGAGCCAGCCGACGAACTTCCTGCTGAGCATGTATGGCCGAGAGAATTTTGACAAATTCATCGAGTCCGCTGCACGGGATGGGCGCATCCTCTACGTCAACAAAATAAAGAGCCAGTCGCTGCTTGGTGATGCGGGCGTACAATTCGCCACGGGCCTCAGCAACGCTGACTCTGATGGGATTGTACACCAGAGCCGAAACGTTGTCAATACCGAAGCGAAGGAAGCTCCGGCGAAGAACCCGGACGAGCGGTTCTCGGTTGACTCTGACACGCAGGCTGACCTTGACCGCGTGTTTGACAGCGACGACTTCCGCGCATTCCTCAGTGACTTCTACTCGGGTTATGGCTCGGCTGAGACCGGGACGACGACCGATACGACACAGCGGGTGTCGCGCGTGCGGTCGAACACCCTTGAGCAGTCGCGCCGCGAATCGGCCGCGCGGATGCTCGGCGAGGAGCGCGGGAAAGCAATTGACCGCATCCTGACCATGGACGAGAAGCGCCTGGACGAGATGAGCCCCGAGAAGTACACCTACGACGTGGAGACGGAAAAGCAGAGTATGTCTCGCGCGAAAGAGCGTTTGGCACAGGACTACGATGGGACGAAAGCCGCACTGGAAAACGGCGTCTGGCGTTCCGGTGAGGATCTGGACGCCGCGATGGGCGTGCTTGCGTCGGAGCTGGCGGAGGCTCGCCGCACCGGCAACTACGACGAGGCCGTGGAGTGGGCGCACCTGATCCAGGAGCAGGGTACCGGCGCCGGTCAGTTCATTCATGCGTTCGCAAAGTATACCCGCAGCCCCGAGGGCGTGCTCGTCCGCGCGGCCGAAACTCTGGACGAAGCGGGCGTTGCGCCGAAGCAGCGCGATGAGCTCCTCGACCGAATTGCAGACTTCACAAAGACCCTCGGCGCGATCGAGACAGGGGATAAGAACGCCATGATTCAGCTCATCCTCGATCAGGCCGAGCAGCGCAACACGAAGGTTAGCAAAATCACACTGCGAAATCTGGGGCTTCAAAAGTTCGAGTACCTGTATGATGCGGCGCTCAACCAGATGGACCAGATCGCAAAGGACTACGTCAAGCCGTCCGTCGGCAAAAAGATCAGCACCTACCAGACGATCGCGCACTTGCTGAACTTGCGCACCGGCCTTAGAAACATCGGCTCTAACCAGATCTTTGACCTTGTTGATTCCGCGGCGAACAATATCTCGCTGCTGCCGGATGTGATTTTTGGCGCATTTACTGGTCGGCGCACGGTTGGCTTTGAAAAGAGCTGGGCGTCGAAAGCAAAGCGCAGCGGAGCGCGGGAAGGCTTGCGCCGGTCGTGGATTGAGGCATCGCTGGACATCGACCCGGACGCCGCAAACAGCCGGGACAAATACGGCACCGCACGACGCACGTGGAAGATGACCGGCAACAAGGGCGCGCAGGCCATGTCGACGCTGGAGAAGGCGATGGGATTTGAGCTGAACGTTACGGACGAATTCCACAAGGGAAGCGTTACGGCAGAAACGCTTGAGAGCCTTGCCCGCGCGGTTGAGCGCGGCGACATCACGCAGGAAGAGGCCGAGATGTGGGCGCGCGAGGAAGCGCTGTATCGTTCGTTCCAGGACGATACGTTCGTGGGCATCTTCCTCGGAAACCTGAAGAATCTTTTCAACACGATTGGCGTTGGCAAAAGCGGAAAGAAGCTGGGCAAAGCCAACATCAAGGAATTCGGTCTGGGCGACCTTGTGCAGAAATACACGCAGGTGCCAGGCGCGCTGATTACCCGCACGCTTGAGTTCAGCCCGGTCGGCTATCTGAAAGCACTCTATAACACGGCGCAATTCGTTAAGGCCACGCGAACGGAAAAGGCGAAAATCTCCGCAGCGGAAGAGGCTCAAATGCTGGCTGACGAGGATGGCTCGCATAAGCAGAGAAACCGCCGTGCGCGCGAGGCCTTTCGCGCAAAGAATGCGGCCGAGGACGCGCGGGTTGAAGCGAACAAACGGCAGCGCGTGGCGGCACTCGCCTTCGGGCGGGCGATAACCGGCACGGGCCTGATTATGCTGTTTACGATGCTCGCCGGGAAGGGTATCCTCCGCCGCGCGGACGACGAAGACGACGCCGATGCGAAGGCGCTGAAAGCCGCGGAGGGCATTTCCGGCACGCAGCTCAACCTGAGTGCTCTCGGCCGATGGATTGAGGGCGAGAGCCCGGAGTGGCAGACGGGCGACGACCTCATGTCCGTTGAATTCCTGGAGCCGCTGAACGCGCTGATGACCATCGGCGCACTGGTGGCGAAGGATAATGTCGACGCATCCTTCTGGGAGAAGGTCGGAAACTACGGGGGCGATTCGATGGAAGCGCTGTACCAGTCGATTCTGGAGATCCCGACGATGCAGACCATTCAGACCGTGCAGTCGACCGTACAGTACCACGATGAGGACGGAGCGTTGCCGCTGTGGGCGGAAATTCCGTTCGAGGTCGCGCGGGGGAGCGTCACGGGGTTCATCCCCTCACCCCTACGGCAAGCTGCACAGGCGAGCGATGAAGTGTATCGTGAGACGTATGGTGACAAGAACATCTGGAACCAGACGAAATCGTCGGTGCAGAACTCGATGCCGGGCGCAAGAAACCGGCTCGACCCGAAGCTGGATAATTTCGGCCAGGCGAAGAAGCTGGAGAGCACGGCACGCAACGTGCTCAACGCCTTTGTGAATCCCGGTTCGCTGCGCACCTACCGGCAGTCGACCGTGTCCAAGGAGCTGGATCGCGTCTACGCGGCGACGGACGATGCGAACATCTACCCCGACCGGAACGCACCGTACACGACGAGCTACACACAGGATGGTAAGAAGAAGGACTTCAAGCTGACCGCAGATGAGCGACAGGCCTACCAGCGGTCGCGCGGGCAGACAACGTACCGGCTTATGCAGGACGTGATGAATGACCCCGTGTACAAGCACCTCTCGGCGGAAGATCGCGGCGAGGTGTTGACCCAGGTCAAGGGTTACTCAAACTACGTGGCGAAGAAGGAATTTCTTTCCGCGCACGGGGAGAGCTACTCGGACGATAAGTACGAGAAGTACAGCGCCGCCTTGCAGACCGGCATGACCCTGTCGCAATATCTCACTGCGAAGGACGCAGTGGACGAGGCGGAGGGCGTGATCGACCCGAAGACCGGAAAGACAAAGAGCGGGACGAAGATGGCCGACGCCATCGAGATCATCGACGGCTTTGATCTGACACCGGGGCAGAAGGACTTCATGCTGCGCAGCAAGTACCCGACCACCAAGAAAAAAGTGCGCTGGCACTAA